GTTGGCACGTCTCCCTTCCCGGCGCACTTGGGACCGTCTCGCCTGTAGGGACGGCCCAATCCAGCATTCGTTCCAGTTTGCAATGGCCGGTCCACGCGATCTTGAACTGGAATTGATACCCCGTTCGCATCAGTCGTTCGGTAATCGCATTTATGGTATCAGGCGGTTCAGGCAGGCGAACGTAAGTTTGGTATTGCGGGAATATTTGCGCCGGTTGCTCGCAATCGGTTGGCACTTCGCAGGTCGGAACGCAGAACTCGAAATCCTTCCACGCCTGCCAGATCGGGTATTCGTCAGGCCGATATTCAACTGAGAGTTCCAGGTTCTCGCCGCCCATCTCCGACAGGTAAAGGTCAGAGCAAACCAGCTTCTTCATCTTTACCCGCACGTTGTCAGGCAACGAGACTCTTCCGAATTGCGCGTTGCTGATGAAGAAACTTTCGACGCGTACATCTTCGGTGCCGTTGTTATCGAACATGCGCGGGTTTATATCCGGCATCAGTTCGTAAAGGCAGATTTTGTTGTCCGCATCGAGCGCGAAGAGGAAACAGCGATCAATCCCCTCGAATTCTCCGACGATCACTTGCAGAATGTTTAAGCCCGTCCAGATGCCTTCGTAATCGGGATTCGAGCGAACAGTCAGCGAAGAAACGTTATTGAAATCCAAGGCAACCAACCCGCGATGGGCCACCCCGCGATCAATCACGTTGTAAGGGGAGCATGTCACCAAAAGGCGGTTATCGAACTCGGCAGTCGAACAACGATGGAGCAGGAATTTCGTATCGGACGGCAATATAGCCTGCATTTCAAACGAGAGCGCCGTTTGCACCCAGGTATTGAAATCGCGACGGGCGATCATAAACGAGCGAATGCCATCCTTGGAGCGATACCAGGCGTCGGAGTTCACCGAGACGACAGACCATTGCCCGGTTGGACCGTAGGAAGGAACGGCGATAACCGAGTCCGGCTGCTTGGTTGTCGTCCACTGCGTTGAGTCCAGAGGCAGATCGACGGTAAATATGCCTTTGCGGGTACCGATCATCACCATGCCTTGTCCAAGCGAAGTATCCGGCATGGCGGTTGTGAACACGGCGGTTATCTCGCCAGCGTTCCAGGGAATGGCAAAAGCTGCCCCTTGAAGAATCTCCTGATTATCCTTGATCTTCAGGATGGCGTCTCGGTAGCCGTAAGCGGCGGTCCCAGATGCGCGGCTGTAAACCAAGTCGCCCGCGATGTACGATCGACGATCCGGTAGAACAACCACGAAGCGCCCGTTGATGTAAGCCCCCATGCAGGAGACCGGCAGTTCAGTGTTCCCGTTGGCGCTACGGCGCATACCCGAACCATCGAAGAACAGCGGCAGATCAACGCCATCGTTAATCACCATGAATTCCTCACCTTGAAAGAGCCATGCCGTTTCGAGGGTTGGATTGTTCGGATTGCCGGGAATGCTCAAGTCAGAGACATCAGCGGTAGTGAGGTTTATGGCGTAGCGGAAGATGCGTCCGCCGATGGAGGCTAATATGCAGTTCCGACCGCCCCGAGATTCGTAGAACGCCGCGCCTTGGAACCGTGCTTCCGTTGCATTTGTTTCTACATCCTCATGGGCTTCATCGTCGTGGAATGTGAGAGGAATTTTAACGAGATTAGGGCGAGTAGTAGCATGACCGCCTCTGAACGTGAGGTTGACGGCGAAAAATTGTTGGTCATCGGCAAGCAGCTTGGGGTCCAAACCAGAATGGATGCCTTTGGATATGATTTCGATTCCATCAGGCAGGGCGTTTGGGAAGGGTGAGGACACACGTTAGACTTTTACTATGTAGTTGACCACCAAACACGGATGAACCTTTGAACTGGCGGTTTGCGCAGGAGGCGATCCGGTTGTTCCACCACGAGGATTGACCGCATCAGAGCCATCCATCGAGAACGCAGGGCCAACGTTGTCCCACTGTGAAGCATGGAGCTTGAACGGGGCGGTTGCTCCTGCCATTGCAGGGGTGATAACGCTGTTTGGGGCAAGCACTGGAAGGTCAAGCGTTACAATGGCTTCAGAGCCGATATTCTGCCCGAGAGCGCGAGCAGTTAACCCCGATCCGGTTCCCCACCCGAGAGGCGAACGCCCTCGAAAATCAGGCAGGTTGAAAGTGGTTGAGCCATTGCCTTGACCGTAGGGAAGCACCCGAAGCGTGACGCCTGTGCCGGTCGCTGTGGCATTGGCCGTCATTGTAACCTGAGTTGGAGAGTCAACGGTAAGGATGGTTGTGCCGTTTGGAACACCCGTTCCTTCAATGGGCATACCCGCCGCAAGGTTTGTCGTTCCAATGGCAACGTTCGTCACGATGGCCGAACCGTTGGTTGTGTTGCCGGTGCGAGCGAGAGTGATGGCCGAAAACAGGGAAGCGTAGACCGTGCGGTTGATTTGACCACCGAGACAGGCCAGCCAACCCAACGGGGCAGTCTCTCCAATGAATGGGACGATGGTGCCGGAAGGCATCCCGATTCCAACTCCGCTCACCCATTTTATTCCCAAGGTCTGGCTTGAATCAGCAACGATCATGTCGCCGTCCGCGCCAACCGCGAATGAGGCTGCATCGGTTCCATTGCCGACCGCAAGAGCGCCCTTGGCGTTAGGGATCAAAAGCTTGGGGTTTGGATAGGTTCCCTTCAGATCGCCACCAGCAGGCCCCGAGGCATCGCAAATTGGGCCGCTTGGAGATACTATGGACCCCGTGACGATGTTCGTTCCCGGCGCGGCATTCCCGGTGATTCCAGCGATGTTCTTCAGGGTGATGTTGCTCGCGCCAGCTTTGGCCGTGCATTGCATTACCCCCGCATGTTCAACGAAAAGGGTTTGGCCGGTGCCGATCCACGAACCTTCAACCAGCAACACTCCAGCAACGGTTCCTCCCGAGGCAGGCATGGTGAAGTCGGCGGAGGTCTGAGTCCAGCTATCAATTCCATTTGTTCCATTCGCCCCGTTCGCGCCGTTGGTCCCCGGCACCCCGCCCGGCGAAACCTTGCTCAAATTCGCAATCGGAGTTCCGGGGGCTGCGTTGCCTGTTGCGCCGATATTCTGAAGGGTGAGGCCGGTTGATCCGGTCTTGTTCGTGACCTTCATGTAACCAGCGTTCTCGACAAAAACGTTCTGGTTAATGATTGCGAAAGCGTTGTCGGCTAAGGTTGAGGCGACGGTTCCAGCGACCGCTGGCATCGTGAACCCGGCAGTCAGGTTGGAAAATGAATTTGCGCCGTCTGTGCCTGGAGTGCCCGCGCCGCCAGCCGCGCCAGCCGGACCTGGAGTGGTGACGACTTGGCTGACACCTTCGCAGGTTGTTTCGCATCCGAAAGGTACTGGGATGGCTGGCATACCGTTTTTTCCATACTACACCGAAAGATTTAAGGCACAACGCATTTTATGGTTTCCCTGTGTAAGCCTTCAACGCCGTCCCAAGCGCAACCCCGAGAACCTCTCCTTGCGCCCTCAACGCCTCAGGCTGAGTTTCCGTCGCTCCCTCTTTCAAACTGAGAGCTGCCGATGTTCCATTGGCCTTTTTGGTGTGCGCCTCCAACCCTTTGAGCGCCGTCTTATTGAACCAAACAACGCCCGTATAGGTTTCAACGAACCGCCCATCTGCCATGTGGATGCTAGTCGTTCTCTGCATGGCGCAACCGGAGAACGCGAGGATGAAAACCGCTAAAAAGAGCTTCATTTCTCAAGCCTACCACGAAAACGAGGTTATTGACAATGCATCGCAGAGTGTTCAAGGTTCAGGCTGAAATAAGTAAGGTTCATCCGGCGCGGGTGGTTTCCTTTGCCTTCATAGTCCTAACCCGCGCTGGTTTTTTAAAGTGGAACGATGGACAAAAGATAAACTCATTGCGGCCTTCCGGGAGGGGAAGAAGTTCATCGTTATCAAATGGCCGGACGGCAGCTTCCGCGATATGACGGCTTCACTCTGCTCCCGCCTTGACGGTCCCGAGTTCATGGTTGAGGTAACACCCCGCGAGATTATCGTTCACAAACCCAAAATGCTGCAACGAGATGGCGCGTAGAACCCAAAAGCTGATCCAGAAGTACGGCGCATGGTTTCCGGGCGATGCAGACCCGCTGGAGATCGAGTTCCTTTTCATTCATGGGCTTGGATACCACGTGGACAAGCGTGGGAAGTACGGCAAAGGGTTGGCATATCACGTAACGGAAGCCATGAAGATGCTCTGGCCTGAACCGGATGTTTACTGGCATAAATGGAACCATATTTTAGTGGATGAGTTCCTTGGTGGTCCCGGAAGAACGGGCGTGTTTGGACCTTCAAACTCGCAAAAATCATCGACGCTTTCTCGTGCTGCCCTGACGCTTTGGTACGCAAGACCGCACGGCACAACTGTTCTGATTTCTTCCACGACTCTTGACGCTCTGAAGAAACGCATCTGGGATTATGTCGTTGGCTACGACAAAGCCGCCCGGTCGCGTTACCCGGAACTACCTGGATCGCTCATCGAATCAAAACTGATGCTGCTCGCTGACGACTCGGGAACGGAAGGCAGAAGTTTCAAGAACGGTGTGGTCGGGGTGGCGTGCCACAAGGGAGGCCAGTGGCAGGGATTGGCTGAGTATGTCGGAATCAAAAATGAAGTGATGATCCTGATTTGTGACGAGTGCCAATTCATGCCTATTGGATTTTTGGACTCGCTGGCCAATTTGGAATCAAACGAGAACTGCTATGCCGCCCTGATGGGAAATCTTCCCGATACTCATTGCCCGCTCGCCCAAGCTTGTGAACCTAAAAACGGATGGGATTCTTTGCCTGCAACGAATGTCAGCCGGGTTTATGAAACTCGCTGGAAAAACGGCAGGGCAATTCAGTTGGTTGCGGCAGACTCTCCGAACTTGGATTATCCCGAAGGGCAGGAGCCTTTCAAGAACCTGATTGGCCGAAGATACATTGAGCAATGCGCCTACAATTACGGCGTAGGGACTGCCAAGTACAACATGTTCGCCAGCGGCCAGATACCGGATGCGAGCATGAGCGCCACGGTATTTACCAAGACAGAGGCGTTAAGGATGCACGCCAAAGAGAACGTTGTTTGGGGGCATGAGACTGTAGTGCGGGGATATGGTTTGGATGCCGCATACAGCGGTGTTGGTGGCGACAGAACTGTTGGCATCCCATTCATCTTCGGGAAGGACTTTCGAGGTCAGCACAAGCTTTGGTTTGGTCCGATGAAGATTTATGAAGGTTCGGACGATCCAAAAAAGATGAGCCACGCAGAGGCCATCGCCGAACAGGTTAAAATTGAGTGCGAATTACACGCGGTGGAACCTCAACACCTTTTTTACGATGGAACAGGCCGGTCTGAATTAACGATTGCGCTGGCGAGAGCATGGAGTTCAAAAGTCGTTCCGTTGGAATTCGGAGGTCCGGCAACTGAACGCCCAGGATTCACTGGAGAAAAGCATCTGGATGACAGGAACAACAAAAAGGCCGGGGACAAAAAGACCTGTCGCGAGATGTACGACCGTTTCGTTTCAGAGCTTTGGTTTGCGTGGGCGCATTGCGTTCGAGCCGATCAAATGCGCGGCCTTTCTGATGATCTTATTCAGGAAGGATGCCAGCGGAAATGGGAACTTATTCGCGAGGCCAAGCAGTCCATCGAGCCAAAGCACGAGATGAAGGAGCGAGGTTTGCGCAGTCCAGACTTGAGTGACGCCGCCGTTTGCTGCGTGGAGGGTGCTCGCCGACTTGGTTTTCCTTTGGGCAAAGACTCAATCCCCGTTCAGAAACGGACCACTGTTTGGATCGAATCGCTGTACGAGGAACAATGGCGGCGTGAAGCCGAAAGAACTTTGGAGGTTGCGTGAATTTATGCGTTAATTGCAAACACTTCATTGGCTCACCAGAAAAGGACATCAGAGCGCAGGTGTGCAAACATCGGCTGACTCCAGAACCATACGTTGATCCTGTTACCGGAAAAGAATATCCTTCAAGCGCATACGTCATGAGGGACTCGGAAACATTCTGCGGAAAAGAAGGTCGATGGTTTGAGCCAAAAGATGAGTAAAAAGGAAATAACTAAAATTCTGTTGGCCACGCTTCCGATCTGGGTAAAGCAAATTAAAAAGGACGCAAAACGAGATGCGTTCAAACCAAAATGCCAATCTCGCTGACCAACCTGAACGAGCAACCGCCTTTCGGATACCGTTATCACGATCCGGTAATTGGATTCAAGACCACTCCCGAGATGGCGCAATCCGGTTTGGATGCCGTCGCCAAGGCATTGCAGACCGCTCGCGCCCAGAATCCTTCGTATGGTTTGGATGCCTCTTACGAAGCCTGCGTGGAAGCAATCAAGGTCTACACCTGTCGCCGACTGAAGCCCACGCCGCGCATATTCCAAAAGTTTTGCACCGACCCCGAAGAGGAAGCGCGACTTGCTGAGGTCGGGAAACGTTCCATCGTGTTCGGGTCGTCCGGCGCTCACGTCAGGACGTGTAAAGGCTGTGGTGGTAAGAGATGAAATCGGTTGCGTTGGTTGAGATGCTTCAGGATTGGCTCGGGGAGGGCATGATTCCCGTGTCGCGACAACAGGCCCAGGCACGGGCAAATGTCTGTCTTGCCTGCCCCATGAACGAGAATGGCCGAGTAGACGAGTTCTTCAAAGGTGCCGTTGCATCGTTCATTCGCAGGCAGGTCGAGATTAAGAACGACATGAAGTTGCGCGTTGAAGGGGAGAAGAAGCTTCATATCTGTTCGGCTTGCTACTGCATTCTTCGCTTGAAAACGTGGGTGCCCATCAAGCATCTCGCGGAAATTACCGATGACGAGACGCTGAAGAAGTTCCATTCGTCCTGCTGGATTCCCAAGGAGCTTGACGCCTACACCGAACAGTGCTTAACTCAGAATGCTTGAACGAGTCCGACAAACCTATTTCCTGCCAGCCGTTGGTTACGGTGCCTTCCGTTGACATCGTTCAAGCGCCTTCGGCTGCGCAGGCTCCCCGCGATGAAAGCTTTTACCGGCTGGCGTTAACGACCGCGAAAGCTACAATGCAGATTTTAGACAAAAGCGACAGGCTCGAAGTCATGCGCCGTTTCTGTCCAGTCTGCGGAGATATTGATTGTTACTGCAAAACCGAATGAATACTGAAACGGAAATGCAAGGCGAAGGGTTCATGGTTACTGGCAATGTAACAGTGCCGTTCTGTACCGACTGCCTTTTCTTCAAGAAGGATGCCTCTTCCGTGGATGCCTACGCCAATTGCGGCCATCCAAACTCAAAACGAACAAGCCTAATTACTGGCGGGAGTTGGGAGCAAACATGTGGAGCGTGTCGAACCCGAGATTCGCTTTGCGGACAATCTGCGCAATGGTTCAAACCTAAGTGAAGATCACCGTTGTAATCCCGTTCTGCAAAGCCGACCAACAGAAGACATTAACGCTGGCCGAGTGGATCGCTGAACTCGGCGGTTGCAAGGAAAACAATTCACTGATGATTGCCGCCAGTGACGTTACGGAAACCAATCTTACCAAACTGTTTGATCGAAAATCATTCAAGACGGGAACTATAATTAAGCCATCCTTCGCCCTTCCCAACGAAGCGCATCCACGCGGCCCGAACTGGATGTTCGAAACCGCCTGCAAATGGATTCAGTTGAACTCGAAAGAACCTTGGCTGTGGCTTGAGCCTGACGCCGTTCCGATGCGCCCGAACTGGTTACAAATGATCGAGGCCGAATACGAGTTGGCGCTCAAATACAAAAAGAAGATTCTGGCGCACGTCGTGGATTGGCCAAATGCCACGCCAAGCAAAACCCCGAGCGGAGTCGCCGTTTATCCGCCAGATGCTTGGGACATTTATCGAAAGCTTTCGCTGAATCGAAACATTGCGTGGGATATTCAATTCGCGGACAAAGTGATGCCGCTTGTCCATTCGTCGCGGTCCATTGCGAACTTGGTCAATCGAAAGAATCCTCCGACGTTCGCAGGACCAAAGGCTTTGAAGGTCGAAGGCATCCCGTCTTACGTCGCGGTTTGGCATCAGTGCAAAGACGACTCGCTGATTGATGCGCTGAGAGCAAAACAAAGCGGGGATTTAAAGATCGATGCAAAACCGAAATCAGGCACCCCAATCCTTCCAATTCGCTGCCGGTTGGACGATCACACTGGCTACGGCCAAGTTGGAACAGAGTTGATTATGCATCTCCTGGATTTGGAGAAAACGGAAAACTTCAGGCTGGAAATAACCCCTGTCGTCACGTCTTTTCGTTACGGCAAGATGCCGGTTAAGATTCAAAACAGGATTAAGAAAACGGCGCAGGAATCGAGTTGGGAGTTGCTTCTTTACACGCTCGTTGTGGCAGGCACTCAACCAAAACCAAACTCCGTTTTCTTTACCATGTGGGAGTCCAGCCGCGTGCCGGATTTCGCCTTGGACACTCTGAACAAGTGTTCGCATGTTATCGTTCCGAACCATTGGTTTGCCTCATGCTTGACCGCCCAAGGGCTGGAAAGGCCAATTCACATGGTCCCGCTCGGAATCGAAACATCGAAGTTCCCTGATCGGGATATGCCGTCCTTACCGTTCACGATTGGCACGGCAGGAAGGTTTGACCACGGCGGAATAAGGAAGGGCGTGGCGCTGGTCTACGAAGCGTTCAAACTGGCCTTTAAAGCCGATGAAAATGTTTACCTTCGGATTAAATGCTCAGAGGATGACGACCTTGAAAAGATCGAGGATGGAAGAGTTGACATCGTACGTGACCATTTGACGACCAAGCAAATGAGCGACTGGTATTCTTCACTGCATGTGTTCGCGAGCGGTAGCGCCTGCGAGGGATGGGGAAGGCATCAGCAGGAGGCAATGGCTACCGGAAGGCCGGTCATCGGCGTTAATTTCGGTGGCATCACTGAGTTCTGGAATCCAACCAATGGCTACGCCGTTGAGTATAACATTCACGAAGGCACAGGTGTTTACAAAGGGAATGGCTGCTTCGCGTGGCCAAAAGTTGAAAGCATGGCCCAGGCAATGATGGCGGCATTCAAAGACGCTGAGGCACTGAAAGAGAAGTCCAAATTGTCTTTCGAGTCAGTGAAGGCGTTCACTTCCCGAAATATGGCTGAAAAACTCGTGAAGCTTTTGAAGGAATTGCGCTACATATGACCGACGAGTTTTATTTCTGTATGCTCTATGCTGGTGAGCCGGAAGCGGTCAGGCTCTCGCATCTTCCAAACAGGATTGTCGTCGTGGACACAGATCGGGTGGCTCCATTCAAGGGTCAGGCAGAACAGAAGTTAATGTTTTCCTCTCTTAATAATGACTTCGCGAAACAACGCAACTCCGTTCATGCCTCAATTCCTGAAGGCGCTTGGCTCTGTTGGCTGGATGCCGACGAGGAAATCTGGATTGAGAGCTTCATTGCTGGCCTTAAAACTGTGATGGCTGACCAGCGGGACTTTGACACTGCCCGGATCACGCGCATAAACACCGTTACTAAGGATGGTTTTATCGTGGTTGGAAGCATCGAGCATCATTACCGGATTTACCGCAACCTTCCGCATATCCAGTGGGTCGGAAAAATCCATGAGCAAGTAACTGGATTCAACAAACCCGCGCCTGATTTCGCGCAACTCACAGTGAACCACTGCAAAACCCAGGAGCGGCAGGATGCCCAATCCAAATTCTATGCCGCTTTTTAAACACCCCGATTGGTTCAGCCTGAATATTGGGCTGATCGAGAGGCATACTGAGCATTTGTGCAATCAGCCAATCAGGATATTGGAGGTTGGATGCTTCGAGGGGAGGTCAACGCTTTGGCTTCTGGATCGTTTCGAACAGGCTAAGATTGTGTGCGTCGATTCGTTTGCCGGAGGCGAGGAGCACGAAGGCATTGACTTCGACGATGTAAAGACAGCCTTTCTTCAGAACACCGCTGGTCGAAATAGGAATTTGTTTTGCTGTCTCAGCGTGGATTACTTTCGTACCTATGCTAATGCCAAGTTCGATTTCGCCTTTGTTGATGGCTCCCATCGTGCGAACGACGTACTTCGCGATTTAATCGGATGCTACGACCTATTGGTTGATGGCGGAATCATCGTGGCTGACGACTACATGTGGGCAGGCTACCCGAATGAACCGCACCGCTCTCCGAAGCTTGGCATCGACAGTTTTATTGCCTGCTTCAAGGACAAGGTTGAGGTTCTGGAAATCGAATACAGCGCGGCATTGAGAAAGATAAAGTGATCGAGCACCCAAACAACGTTCAGATCGAGACGATTTCCGCCTGCAACGCGCATTGTTCCTTTTGCCCCCATTCGGCAATGGACCCCAGACCGAAGCGCATGGAGACCGATGACTTCATTGCATTGCTTGGCGAGATGGCGGATTGGGAACATCCTCCGTCGCAGATTTGCCCATTTCTGACGAACGAGCCTTTCGCCGATGCTCGGATGCCGTTGTTCGTGAAGCTTATCAATTATTATCTGCCGAACGCGCATGTTGTTTTCTACACCAATGGTTCTCTCTTCAGCGATAAAACGATTGAGAAATTGAAGTCCTCCACGGTCGCGGAGATTACCATTTCCTTTCATCATGGAAACAAGGCGGATTACGAGCAGGAGCTTGGCATTCAGTTCGAGAAAACAGTTGCTTCCATGCACCGCATAATTGCCGCTCAAATATGCCCGGTAAAAATCCTTCGCGTGACCGATGGCGACCCCAAGAAGGACGCTGGTTTCCATTCGTTTTGCGCCTCGGAGTTTCCAGGAACGCCTGCCGGATGCGCAGGCCGGTTCAACTGGAAGGGCGACATCCAAACGAGCGTGGACTTGGAATCAACATTGGACATCATATGCCCGCGCCACACTTCGCTTTGCGTTCTGGTCGATGGTCGCGTTGCTCTTTGCTGCATGGATCAGAATGGGCAATACAGCCTTGGTCAAACCAAACAGAGAAAGATGCTCGACATTTATAATTCCGACGAGGCTTTGCGTTACCGCCAAAACGTGAAGCGAGCAAGCGAACCGTGTAACCGTTGCACGATGCGATGAACATTCTCACTCTCACCGCTTACTCGCCGGAGTATGAATCTATTCAGCGGAACACGGATCGTATCGCCTCCAAATTCCGTGGCCCTCAGTCGCATATTTCAATTCGCTACACGCCGAAGCCGTTCAGTTACCCAAGGGCGATGCGTTTCGGGTGCGATATGGCCCTGATGATGCCCGATTGGGAATGGCTCGTTATGATGGATGCAGACGGCATTTTTGTAAGCATGGAGAAACCGCCATCGACCGGATTTGGGGCTTGCCATCGTTACACCCAAAGGCTTTGGGAACCCGAATCGGAACTTCTCACGCACGAGGATCACTGGACCCCTTCTTCTTATTTCATTCTCAGCCGAGAGCTTGTCGAGAAGCGATGGTGCAGATATTCACACCTATTCGAAGGCTACGGATGGGATGACTTCGACTTTTTCTATAACGTGCTTGAGCCTAACGGAATTTCCTTTGGCGAAACCGATGCAAAGGCGATTCATGTTCACCACGCCCCATGCCGAACGGAGGTAAACCCGAAGAACCGAGAGATTTTCTCCGAGAGGTACATTCACTTTCACCCCGGCGCGATTACCGTCCCAACAATCCTCCTATAATGTTTGAGCATCACCCCATTTACAAAGATGAGTTCTGGCTCGACGACAGGTGGGTTCCGTTCGCCCAATGGCATCCTCCGCACAACAAGAGGTTAATGTTCTCTCAGGCCGACATTGATTACGCTCGCCGTTTTGCTGGTCCCGGAGATTATGTTTTGGACATTGGAGCTTGGACTGGCGACACAGCGTTTCCTTTCCTAGTTGCTGGAGCGTGGGTGACTGCCGTAGAACCAAATCCTGCCGCCCTTCGCGTTCTTGCCGCTAATCGCGCATTGGGGTTAATCTCTATGTCGTTTACAATCGAGATCATTCCTTGTGCTGTTTTAAATGGTCAAAAAACGGCAATTTTCGGTTATAGCGACCCGGACCTTTCCAATGGAGGATTAATCGGAAGCCTGCTTAAAGGCCACGACTTTGAACAAACCGTTTCCTGCATCACCCCTGACGAGTTGCCAGACAATCCTTGGAAATTCATAAAGGTCGATACCGAGGGTCAGGACTTGAAGATCCTTCAAGGGTTGAAGTCCAAAATCCTAAAGCACCGTCCATTTATTCGAGCGGAGATTTATCCAACATTGTCCGAATCCGATAGGATGAGTTTCGCTGCATTTATTCTGGAGATCGGTTACGAATTGGAAGGCGCAGGCCGAGAACGGAAAGCTATTGAGGATTCTCTGAGGGTGCCTGGTTTGAGGGACATCATTTTGTTGCCATGATAACCTACTCCATGTCAGGACAGGACCGCTGGGTTGTGGAAATGCTGAATAAAAAAAGGGGCGGAAAGTTCCTTGAAATTGGGGCAGGACATCCCATAAAAGACAGCAACAGCTTTCTCCTTGAGAATGTTTTTAGATGGTCCGGTTTCAGTGTCGATTGCGACATTAGGCTATATCCTGAATGGTGTTCCGCGAACCGCGTGCTGCACGTAGCCGACGCATTGACATTAGAATGGATGGCAATTGCTCCCGGAATGCACTTTGATTATCTCTCTCTTGATATTGACGGGGAGCAACTTGAGTTCGTTGAAAAGTTTCCTTGGAATTGGGTGAGGTTCAATGTGATGACGGTCGAACATGACTCGTATCGTTTTGGCGAGGAAAGGCGCGATAAAATAAGGCGGATCATCGGCGCTCACGGTTACAAAATCCACACCAAGGACGTGATAATAAACGGAGTTCCTTACGAGGATTGGTGGGAGGCTGAATGAAGGACGCTTGCGGAAATCATGCCAACGAGGGTAAGGTTGCGAATTAAACGGTGAGATACGACAATCCAGCGACGGTAATTTCCGATACGGAACAAATGCTTCTCAGTCAACAGGTCGTTGCTCGAAACCGGAACCTGATCCAGAGACTTTTTAACGGCGATCCCCCGTACACCGACTCCCAAGCCCGCACCGAGAATGTAAAAACAAACGTCAATTTCCTTGAGGCAACGCGCATTGCTTCCAATGCCACCAATCAACTGAACAACGCTTTCGAGAAGGGGGATCGCTATTTCACGGTTCGGATTAACAACGGCCCGAGGAATATGCGCTCCATGTGGGGCGACATAATCACGGCGGAAATCAACAAACTCCTGAAGCTGAACCGGACTTACCGCGCTTCTCGCGAGTCCGCTCGCGCCCAAGTGGTCTTGCATGGCATCGGACCTTTGATTTGGAAGAACAGGCGTCATCCGTGCCCAACAAGCGCGGCGGTCGAGGATGTCATTGTCCCGAGCGGAACTCTGACCAGCATGGAGAACCTGGATCGTTTCGCTGTCTACCGCGAGTGGACGTGGAACCAGCTTTACGAGATGACGCAGGGCAAGGCGGTCGATCCGGGATGGAACAAGGATTACGTCAAAGCGATCCTAGCCAGCCTTTACAAGAAAGGGCCAGAACCGATTTACCAGGGATCACGCTGGCTTTTTCCACAGAAGATTTCGGAGGACTTGAAGGAAGGGGCCGCTCAATTCGTCGCCTCGTCTCTGCCTAAACTGCTTTGTTGGGATTTCTTTTACCGTGATGAGGACAACGGGAAATGGTGCCGGAAATGCGTGATGGATTACCGAACGCTGGTTAACGAAGGCACGCTGAACGACAAGCAGAATGTCTACAAAAATCAGGAGTTCATTTATGAAAAGGAAGGTTACGCCGACGAAATTAGCGAAATCATCCACTGGTATATCGGCAACTGCTCCAACGTCTCCCCATACCGTTACAATTCGGTTCGCTCGGTTGGTTATTTATTGTTCGGTCCCTGTCTACTCCAGAATAAGCTCCGCTGCCGAACGATGGATCACATCCTGCAATCGCTCCTGACATGGTTCAAAAATACCAGCGACGATCACCGGGAAAAGCTTGGGATGATCGACCTTCAGAACTTCGGCATCCTTCCTGACGGCGTTTCGATGGTGACTTCAGGCGAGCGCCATGTTGTGGATTGGGAACTGGTAATGATGGGGCTGAACCAGAACCGGCAACTGATGGCCGAATCCTCGCAGTCATTCATCCCTGATATGTCGGGCGGTCCACAAAAGGAGATGACGGCAACCGAGACTTTGGTTCGGCAGAATACGAGCGTGAACCTGACGGCGGCTGTCCAGAACCAGTTGGGAAACCAATCGCTTTACGAGTCCTACGAGATTTGCCGCCGCTTTTGCATCAAGAACAATCCCGATCCTATGGTGGTTAAATTCCGCGAGCGCATTCAAAAGAAGGGGGTTTCGTTAGATGCCTTGGATTGCGAGGAATGGGACATCATTCCCGAAATGACGGTTGGCGGTGGAAACAAGGCTGTCGAGTTGACCGTCACACAAGCGCTGATGCAGGAGATGTTCCCCCTGGCCGACCCGAACGGGCAACGCATTATCTCCCGCCGCCGCTACATGGCCTTGACCGACAACGCGGATGAAGCTCTGGAAGTCATACCAGAAGCCCCACAACCGCCCGAGGAAGAGGTTCAGTATGCTCAGGGCGCTTTCGCCGTGCTCATGCAGGAGATGCCTTTCCGCGTGAAGGAAGGCATAAACCACATGGCTTACGCGGGAACGCTCATGCAGATGTTCGCCTTCAAGCTCAAGCAGCTTCAGCAGTTGGCCGGTCAACCGAGCGCCTTAACCATCGTTGCCGAAGGTGTGGCTGGTCTGGCGACCGTTGGCCAGCATATCCAGCAGGAGATCATCAAGATTGGTCAATACGAGCCTCAGCGCGAGATGGCCAAACAAATGATGAAGGGTTTAGAGGACGGGATGAAGTCCTTGCAGGAACTCGCTCAGATGGTTCAGGAACAGAGCCAGCAAAGCCAGCAACAGATGGACCCAGAGGTTCAGGCGCGTGTCCAGGCGATGATGATTCAGGCGCAATCCAAAGCGCAGATCGACCAGCAAAAGGCCGAACAGAAACGGCAGGAGAAACAGATTGGCTGGAGCGAAGAAAATCAAAGAAGAAATGCGACAACAGCCGCAGAAATTCAAAGAGGCCATGCCAAAGCTGCGGCTGAGATTCAGCAGGGACATGCGCTCAGTGCGGCGGAGATTGCTCGAAAACGTATAGAATCCAAAGCAGACCTCGAAAATAATTTTCAACATGCCTAAGCAACTTGAAGATCAAGTAGGTAAGCGTTACAACAGGCTCACCGTAACGGAATTTGCTGGCAAAAAAGGCAAACAGAAAAGACCGCATTGGAATTGCGCGTGCGACTGTGGGAACGTCACTTGCGTTTCTCAAAGCGACCTCCGAAACAACCATACAAAAAGCTGTGGCTGCTACGATTTGGACAGAAAGAAAACCCATAAACCGATTTCCGAAAGATTCTGGCCGAAAGTAAATATTCCAGAGGACAAAACCAAGTGTTGGGAATGGAACGCTGGTCTGGATTCTATGGGGTACGGGGCAATGTCTATGCCGGGAAAGAAATACTTCGAAAGGTCGCATCGCATATCTTGGACTCTTAAAAATGGAGATATTCCAAAAGAACTGTGTGTTCTTCACAGGTGCGACAATCCAAAATGCGTGAATCCTGACCACCTTTTTCTTGGTACCAATTCTGACAACGTATCGGACAAAGTTAAGAAGAAAAGACACGCATTTGGTGCTCGCCAAGGGATCGCTAAACAAACAGAAGCGTCGGCAAAGAACATCATAGCGTTATATCATGCTGGAATGGATAGGCACATTCTGAGCCGAATATTCGGAACTCGACCAGCCAATATTCGGAATATTGTTTCAGGCGAACGATGGAGCCACCTAACAAGACTCACGATGTTAAAGAAACTAGGCCCATTGCTCAGAACTTTCTGATATGCCTGACCGTAAGCCAAACAACAATCTCACTCCGAAGGATGATTTCCTTGCCGCAAAACTTGGCGAACAGTTCATGGAGGTTGTCCAGAACCCAACCTTCCGTCGCGCGGCTGAGGCGGCTTATGCCCAATATGTTTTGGCTCTTCCGTTTGACCCCGGAAACGCCTACCGTATCGACGGGGCGAGAGGCATGATAAACACGCTGCTCAACTTCGGAGAGGCGCATTCGGATTTGCCAAAGGCCAAACCTGTTCAGTTGGAAACCACATGAAAACAAACATCCGTCCCACAAAAGGCCGCATCACGGTCGAGCCTATCCTTGAGCGCGAATCGGTGCGCAATGGCATTATCGTTCCCGGCGCTCACCAAGACCCGAGCACGGAAGGAACGGTTGTTTCGGTTTCATCGACGGACAAAACCGGGCTGAAGATTGGCCAGCGTGTTATATTTGCGCGGCATGGGGGCCAATCCGTGAAGCAGGGCGGTCGGTTGTTCAAGCTTCTGGACGCGAACGAGATTTACGCAGTAGTGGAACAAGACTGATTTTATGCCCGAAGATATTCAACGACCAGATGAAGGTGATGAAATTCACCTGACCAACCAAAGCTCAAACCGCCTTCCCGAGAAGGATCGCAATGCGGTGATGAAAGAGGCGATGAAGATGTCCGGGGAGGAACCTGAACCCGCACCAGCGCCCAAACCTGCCGCGAAGGTTGAACCGCCGCCCGCCAAACCAGAGCCGCCTAAGCCTCTTGATCCAAAAGGCCAAACCCAACCGGCAGCGGACAAGGAAAAGAAACCCGACGCTCCAACCGAACCAGCCAAGCCAAAAGGGATAGCTGAATTGCGGGATGCCTACACCGAGGCTCAGAAGAACATCCAGAAGCTCAACGATAGCCTTGGCGCAACCACCAAGGAAAAGGCTGACGCGCTGGCCAAGTTCGCGCAAGTGGAGGAAGCCTACACCAAGGCAACGGAGCGCATTTCCAAAGAGCTTGAACCGCAAGTCACACGCCTGAAGGAAGTCGAGAAAAAGCTTCAGGATCGCGAGGACGTTCTTCGAATGAAGGACTACACGCAGACGACTGAATGGCAGGAGAAATATGTTCAGCCGTTGGTTCAGGCGAACGCCAAGAAGAATCGGCTGCTTCAGGAAACGACCGTTACGGTGAACGGCGAGACCGGGGAACCGCATGAAATACCCGCACAGCCAGAACATTTCGATTACGTGCTCGGCGCCAAAACCACCAAGGAAGCCTTCCGTCGCGCCAAAGAACTGTTTGGAGACGACTTGGCCCAAAGCGTGGTCAATCTCCGCGATGAAATCCGGGATCATGGTATGCGCCAGCAGGAGGCTTTAAAGAACGCTCAGTTGGAGGCAATGGAATGGCAAAAGAACCAGCAGGCCCAATTCGCACAGGAACGCGAGGCTACTCGCAACGCCGTGTTCTCGGAGGCCAGCGCCTATATGCAGTCCAAGCCGGAAGTGTTCGCGCCGAAGGAGGATGACAACGACGCCGTTACCGCTTTGGCAGAAGGCCAGAAGTTTGCCGACTTCCTGATTAACCCGCCGCAAGATGTCAGCAAGGGCCAGATGCTCAAAAGCATTGGGGAAGGGCGGGCGAGGATCATCGAGTCATTCGCGCTCAGACCTCAGATGACCAAGCTTCAGGCCGAGAACAAGGCATTGCGCGAGGAATTGGAGGCTTACCACAAGAGCGAGCCGGATGTTCGTACTCGAGAAGGCGGCAGTGGAGGCCCAAAATCCCCGACATCCAAAGAAGAGGAACACGACGCGATGGTGAAGGCGGCGATGGATTTGGCGACCAGCATGTAGCTTACGTCGCTGACTCCTTAATGCCTTCCGGGTGTGCGGCATCCACTTGGGCTTGCTGGCGCTCGTGTTCCTGAAACTGGCGCAATGCTTCGTCCGCGATTAACTGGTCATTTTCCGCCCCCGGATTGCCGCGAGTCAGGTCCGCTATCTTCTGAGTTGCCACCGAATAAAGCCGAAGCTGAACGCCCATCATGGAATTGCTCAGTTTATGGGTCGCGTCTGTGACCTTCGCGATGTTGTTCAGTTTAGATTCAGTTTTCGCGCTGGTTTCCGTCAGGTTGGCGGCAACATTCTTTACCTCGATCGCCGCTTTATCTGCCTGATTCTTTAGGCGGGCCATGAAATAGACCATGACTCCGGTGAAAATTGTTCCGCAAAGGCCAATGGCCGAATTGAACATGATTACGTTATCGCTCATTTGGGCCTTTCGCTTACGATCTGATGAACGTCTGGAACCTTAACCCCTATGGATGCGTTCTCAACTTGAGCTTTGAATCGGTAGCGTTCCATGTCGGAAATAGTCCATGCGTTGAGGCGTATATACGCTATCTCTGACCGCAAGGAGGCTATGTCGTATTTCAGTTCGTAGGTCAATGAAAGCAGCCAAATAATAGGGCTGATGAGAACGATGAGAAGCGTTACGGATACCTTTGTGCCGGGTCCGATTATGGTTTTGGTGTCATCGCTCATGGGGCCAGCGTAAACCTAGGTGCCGTGAAAGTTATCTTGTGGTAGTAGTAGTCCACTTCCATTGTTCTTGCGGTTGTTCCCGATCCGCTTTTAACGATTTGGCAGAACGCGCCCAAAGCTCTTGACACTCCGGTTGGAATTTGTGCGGCGCTGGTTCCAATTAAAACGCCGTCAACATAAAAACTAACCAGTGTTCCAGCGGCATTAACCTTTGTCTGAAGCAGATACCAAGTGGAAATCACAACGGTTGTTCCTCCATTCCCGCCAGTCATCACATTGGTGACTGAATTATTGGAAGTAACGCCTGTCCACTTTCCAGAATTAATGTCGTTGCGATAGATAATGTAAGCTCCATCCACACTGAGCGCGGAAGTGGTGGCATCACCAAAACCAACGAAGATCATATAGGTATCCGTGCCGTCGCTCAGTGCTGCGGGAGTGTGGATGTAAAATCCATTTTCGATGGCATCTGTTCCAAAGTGCATTCCTGAAGCGTAAAGAGCAATGAGAGGCGCAGCCGTAGAGGATGCCAGGGTTGAAAACTGTTTTATGCCGTAATGTCCGGCTAACGCAAGATTGGCCCATTGGCCGCTGTTAACTGTCACCGTCCACTTGCTTCCGCTCAACGATGTCGCCCCCGCATCCAGAAATTCATCCTCCCACATACTGGCGTTTGGATTTGGAGTCTTGTTGAAATCCGTTCCGATGATGGCGGCTGTGGTTCCACCCGACCCGTCGCCTTTTAAAATAGAGGTTCCCGTGGTTGACGGGGCTTTGGAATTAAGCTGGGTTTGAATCGCACTGGTCACGCCGTCCAGATATTCCAGTTCTACGTCGCTAACGTTTGGGCTGTTTGTGAGTTCCTGGCGAGAATTGAACAGAGCGGCGCGGCTGGCCGTAGCCTGAGAGTTGGTAAGCGATCCAACAACGGTGAGCGCACGCAAAGTTGTATTCGTGCCTTTTCCGTTGAGTTGCTCAATGGCATTGGTGCTCGGTCCAACACCAAGCTTTGATCGGGCTGTAGCCGCGTTAGGGGAAACCAAAAAATCACGCGTGTAAGTGGTGGTTTGGATGACGGGCTGCGAAATCGCACTCACGCAGGCCAACAAGAGTATCAAAAAATACCTCATAAAAACTATCTCATTGCGAACACTATTACCTGTGGCGTGTGAGCGATGGCGACCACTCGAATCAGGTTGGCGTCAAAGAATGTTCCGTCCGGGGCGTCAATCCTCCATACTCCACCTGCGCTGATTGGCGGAGTGAAAATTACCCCCAAGGAGCCTTTTCTTAACGCAATATCATCGCCTACAGCATTGGCGGTATCTGCCGTTACGAGCGCGTATCGTATCAAATACGTCGTGGCATTTCCCGTCAGTATTTCCGCAATGGTTTTGCCGTTCCCATCAACGGTTGTGGCGGCGGCGAATGGCTCCGCTACCGTGGCGTTTGGACTGTCAGGAGAACCGCCCCCTCCGCTCGCTTCGCTTATCTGGCAGAGCAACTGAGCCTGGATCACGTCCAGAACTTGAGACGGCAACGCCGCGAAGCAGGAAGCCTCGTCAAGAATCGCTTGGTAATCGCAGGCCATAAAACCTCCCTTAGTTTAGGATCGTCCATCCAACCATCGTGCCAGAAATTCCGTTGAACACGTAAAGTTTGCTGGTTTCGGTGTTCAAATACCTGTCCCCCGGCCAGTAGCCTGTCACGTTGTTTTCAGGCGCAACGATTCCGTTATAATCGGACGGACCAGACGGCCATCCGTTTAGTTTTGCGCACATTGCCGCCTGCGCTTCCTCATCAGTTAAACATCTATTCATACTTTTCCTTTCTCAATATCTGGCTGTTTTGAATCCAATTTTGTGATAATAGTAATCCGCCTGCATGGTTCTCGGTGCAACTCCCGCTCCACTCTTGACGATCTGAAGCATGGTGGTCAACGCACGGGCAACCCCGATTGGAATGTTTGCCGCGCAATATCCGATGTACGTTCCGTTGACGAAGAAATCGACGCGATTGGCCAGCTTGTTCACCTTAACCTGAAGCAAATACCATGTGTTAACAACCACTGGAAATGCGTTCAGGAGTGTCATTTGAGTGACAACCGAATTGCTGGATGTAAATCCCGTCCATCGGCCTGAGTTCACGGAATGGGTGTAGGTGATGTAAGCAGCGTCAGCCGCGATTGTGCCCGTGCTGGCATCTCCGAACCCGGCAAAGATTGTGTAGGTATCGGTGCCATCGGAAAGCGAAGCAGGTGATTGGATCAACCAGCCGCATTCGTATTCATCCCCGCCGAAAACCATTCCTGACGTGTAAAGGCTTATGATCGGAGCGGCGACATTGCTGGCCAAGGTCGAGAATTGTTTCTGACCGGGATGACCAGCATCACCCGCAACGTTCGCAATCTGGCCGTTATTAACCGCGACCGCCCAAGGCCATCCGGCAAGTGAGGCTGTGGCAGCGCCAAGGAATTCGTCCTCGAAGAAGCTGTCGGAGGCCAACAGGTTTCTGCCATGTACTGTGCTTGGGAGTTCCATATCAGCTTTCCTGTGCTTTCAAAAATGCCCATGCGGCCTGGCCCATTTGCCAGTAACCGAAGCTCGCTGGATGCACCCCATTAAATGAAACCTGGAATGTCAGGCTCGGTTGCAGCGCATTCTGAGAAACAACCACCGGGTCTCCATTCTCAGCCCCTCCGCTCAAAACCTGGCAGTTATAAGGCACGTCCAGAATCGAGTTGTAAGGGAAAACGAAAATCTTGGATGCCTGGCGACCATCGTAATGCTGAAGCATCGTCTCAACCCAAATGGCACGGTTGCGGTCGAACCTCCATGAAGTCTGTCCGCTTCCATATGCCTGACCAAAACTGTTCTGGTCGCCTGCCGGTATGGTCAGGAGCAGCCCAATTCGGACGCCCGAAATAGCCGCCTGAATCTGCGCAATTATAGCATCCAACTGAGTCGTCATCTCATTGATTTTTACGTTCAGGTTAATGTCATCCGTGTAGGAGAAAATGTCGTTTATCCCGAGATGAATCAGAACCCAATCGTTAGACGCCATCGTAATGCTGTTCGTGCTCAGATATGTGGCGAAGTTGAACACACCAGCGAAAATGAACGGGCTTGTCGGGTCGGTGTAAAACAGGTTGATGCTCCATCCACTGATCGCCTCGCACTTTAAGCTTCCGCGATCCACGCCAGTTGAATCGTCCTTGTTGGAGATCGTTTTGCTGCCCTGAAAACTCAGCGTCAGGTTGGTGTCAAACGTCGCATCGAGCCTTGCCATTTCAGCGATTGGCCTACCGTCAATAGTGGTTGAGTCGCCGATGAACAAAACCTTTCGCGTTGCCCCGCCGCCGACAGACTTGGCTTTGATTACGAGCGTGCAGGTTTTGCTGGTGATGAGTTGACCACCGTAATAAATGCTCAGAACCCAACTGATGCTGCCAGCGTCGGCCAGAACAGGAGTAATCCTCCAGAAGCGATCCCATTGCGTTCCCTTCGTGCAGGTCACGTCAATTTGGAGTTGGTCAATTCCGATGGTGGATCGAATGATGTTCTGCCAGTAAACGTTGAATTCTATTCCCTCGACCGCGTAGAGGATGGAAGGAATGTCAATCGAAACTGTCGGCACACCTGAAGGGGCGGTGATGTTCAGGGCGTTCGACAGCATCGAGGTTGGAGTGACCGCAACGACATTGCTCGTTACCCTTCCAAATGCGACGTAGATATTCTGATTCAGCGCCCCACCGCTGATTTCGGTGGATGGACCAGGAGTGTCAACGTTCTCGTTGATCCAATACCGGCGATTAACCGATGGAAAAAGGATGGGCTGAATTACGAACAATCCCGTGTGGCCGTCCGTCATGTATTCGAGCCAAAGCGGAGTCGAGCCTTGGTTAATCTCTGATCCGAAGTCAAACGTTACAGGAGTGGCAACGCCCGTCTGGGTTGTAATGGAAATAGTTTTGTCTCCAACGACAGTCCCATTGGAATCGTTGAGTTTAATCCTGCACCTGACCTTTGTTATTGGGGCCGAAGCATCCCACGCCCGAATAATGAAACGAACGGATTGGAATGCGGGCTGCGCTCCGACCAGGCTCGCGTGTCCGCTGAAAATGGAGGATTCACTTGACCATACGCTTCCCGAAAGGGGTCCAGAGGTGGACGTGTTTAAGAACTCGTAATCAAAAGTGAACAGATCAGCCAGAACTGTTTCATTATTTAAATGCCGGTTGAAATCTTCACTTAAAACAACAGTCTTGGGTTCACCAACAAGGTAAAACCCTACGTATTCAGTTCCCTGAAGTGCTCCAGCAGTTGGGAAGCTCGGAGTAAATTGAGTGGTTACGGCGGGATTGTTTGGGTTGGCGTCCGTGCTGTAACGAGCCTGCGGAAACGATGCGAGCGGGTAATCAGTATCAGGAGCGCCAACCTGCAAATCACCCGTGCGTCCATCAGTGAAAAATTCAAACCAAAGCTGGCCAGCAGAATTGATCGTCGAAGCAAAGTCCACCACAACTTCAAATCCCTGATTGAAAACAGGCCCAACCGGAACAGTTGCGTCCCCGAGAATGGCCCCCTGATAATCCACGGCGCGAATACGTGCCCGAACGGTGCTCGGGACCAATCCTGAATCGAATGGAAAAATGTAAAACTTGATTCGATTGAACGGACCACGAATGCCAATGGGCACGCCAAATCCAGAAAAGACGCCAGAGTTACGGACCCATGCGGTTGCCCCCAGCGTCTCGCTGACAAAGCTTTCGGTCCCTTCAGGAGTGAACATCTTCCTGACGGGCGGCGGCAATGGTGGGATTAAAACATCCATTAGGTGATAATCAGTTCTGGAACGATTGTTGCATTCCCGTTCTCATCGCGAGTTAGCAAGGGCTGAGTGATGGTCTTTGTTTTGTATGTCATCGTGTAGCCATCGACGCTGAAGAAATCGGTGTTCACGTCAGTAACAGTCAGGACGCCGGGTGTGCCGTCAGGCCAAACAACCTGTGAGGAAACCAAAATACCGTTCTCGTCATAAACGTTTAGGGTCGGCTGATACGCTCCGCTTTCAACCCAAGCCAGAAGGGTTGAATTGACTCCGAAAGTTCCAATCTGAATCCATCCGGTGGACGTATTTGGGTCGCCCTGAAAAATCCATACTTCGCCGGTTGAGGTATCGACAAAGATGTCTCCCGGCCAGAACCCCAAGACGTTGCCTTCGGGGTCTCCGGTTCCGCTAGTGATGCTCGGGGCTGCGGGCCAGCCTCTTGCTTTTGCACACGCAACCGCTTGGGCATCAAGAAAGCATCTGTCCAAAACTTTCTCCTTTCTCAAAGAGACCAATTTTGATAGCCTTGAAACAGTTGAGGGAACCTGTGGTAAAACAGGTTCCCTCGCGAACCATAGAAAGGAATATTTTCGTATGATCCAAAAACAGTGTGCGGGTTGCGGCAAAGTTTTCAACCACAAAAGGAACTGGAAGTTTTGTTCTCTTTTTTGCCAAAGCCATTTTCACGATCCATCCCCAAAGACGCCCGTTCAAGAAAGGTTCCTCAGACGAGTTACCAAGACCGAGACGTGCTGGATTTGGAATGGAGGAAGAGATAAGTGGGGTTACGGCAGGATTACGCTCGGCGCAGGGCTTTCCCCCCTCGTGCACAGATTGTCGTGGACTCTTTACAGGGGCGATATTCCAGAAGGAATGTGCGTCCTCCACAAATGCGATAATCCTCCTTGTGTTAACCCAGAACACCTTTTCCTTGGAACTCGCACCGAGAATACTGCGGACATGGTTCGAAAGAACCGACATAGGAAAGGCGAACAACTCCCTCATGCCAAACTCACCGAGAAGCAAGTCTTGGAGATCCGTAGTCGTTACGCCTCTGGACATATCAGTATGACGAGTTTAGCGGAGGAATACGCTGTTAAAAGGGCTTGCATAAATGCCGTAATCCTCCGCCGATCATGGAATCATCTTTAAACGTTCTGCCAAGGTAGAATTGGCATGCAACTTGAATCGTCGATAAATAAATATTGTCCGTCTGTCCTCCATGTTCCGATAGCTCCGAGCGCCGGGTCCGCATTGAGCGCGGTCACGAGCAGCGCCAGCGTGGTTGCGTCGATGACTCCGTTGTCCTGAGGCTCATCATTGCAAGTCGTGCTGTTAGCATCCAAGTGATAGGACGAAGCAATCGTAAGTGTCGGCGTTCCGGTTGCCGTCGCATTGGCCGAAAGTTCAAACGTGGTTCCGTTGGTGATCGAGAGGATCGTTGCCCCACCCGGAATTCCAGTCCCGCTGATTTTCATTCCCGGACGCAGAGTGCTCGTGTCAGCAACCGTGACTGTCGCATCCCCGTTCGTGGTCGAAGCGGAAAAGCTTTGGGCCGGTGCTTTATCGGCCAGCCAACGGAAGGTTGTTTCGCATCCGTCGATAGCCGAACTGTAATCCTGATCGGGGTATCCAGGATCGGCTGCGCAAGGCGCAACCACATAGATAACCTTGGGTTCGCGCAAGTGCAGGATGGCCGTGAGCCATTCCGTATGCTCGGGGTGAGCGGCATACTGGAAGTCAGCCCAGAAGAATCCCTTGTTGCGGCGATAGTTGGAGATCGGGTTTCCGCGCTCGTCAGCCCCAAGGTTGTCGATGGCGAATCTCCATTGCCCGTTGAGTCCGCGCACCATGAACGGCATTTGCGGATTGATCGACTCCAGTTGGGCGACTTCAAGCCTCCAGGCGAACCGATGCCAGATGAAGGACACCTGATATTGCGCGTTGAGGTAATCGTCGTTGACCACCGCCTGCTTGCCCACCGTCACGACATCGTTTCGGTAAGGCAGAACCAGTTGGAGCGTGGTCGAATTGAGCTTGTTGAACCGCAAACAGAACGGGTCAACGTGCGTCATGTAATTTCCGATCTGACCGCCCATCCCGTATTTGTAATACTCGTGGGCCGCGCTCCACATTTGGAAGCGCCAGAGGTCTCCAATGCGCGAGTTGGCTGCGATCTTGTCCAGTTCCCAACAGGTGTCGTCGTCCGTCAGGAGTTCCGCGAAATTGTCGTATCCGCCCCAGAATGGATCGTTGGTCCATTTCCCGAAGTAACCCATGCCGCGCATCTTGGGGATCTGGCGCTGGATCATTTCCGGCGTCAGCTTGGAGGTTGGCAAACCGCCGCTAACCGTGGCGAAGATTTCCTCATTACCGGTTGTGCTCCACGTCAGCCCGAAGGTTGACATCGTGGCGTTCGCCAGAAGCTTGTTTTCCGCCAGCGACAGGGCGCGTTTTCGAACGTAGAAACTGCCGATGTCGGAAGTCGCGGGGCGAAGGACTTCGCTCGTGATCTGCTCGATATGCTCAACCGCCTTGGTAGCCTTGACGGTTTCATCAAAGCAAATGAACGGGCTTTTCCAACTCTGCCGTTCCTGGCCGAAGGTGGACCGCTTGAAACCCCACGCGATTTCGTTCTCGATGGGATCGCAGGGCGAACCTTCGCAACCTGGAGGAATGGTTGGAACAGCCTGGCCAGCAGGGGGCGTGCCGAATTGTTCGCACGTTTCCGACCAACCTCCGACCGTCTCCCATTTCTTGGAGACATTGGCCTTTACGACCGTGAACCGATCCTGAACATGTTGAGCGCCTGAAAACGGTTCCCATGTTCCAACCGCAATATGGCCCATGAGACCGTCAGTGGGCCGAATGTCGCGGAGAATCTGGTTCGTGTAGACCGGAAGTTGAGTTAAAAATAGTTGGGCCTGTTGTTCGGGCACCAATCCTGGAACTGATGGCATCTGAAATCCTTTCTCAAAAAATCGTTTGTTTATCTGCGATTTCTGAGAAGGCCGATGCGACTCAAAGCTGAGAGTTTTTCCGGCTAACGGAAGCTTTGGCGCTGGCGAAACGCCGCCCCTCTCGTGGGCTTTCGTGCCGGTAGCGACTTCGCTACGCACGTCCGATTTGTTCCCAAATACTCCCGATGCCGAAAACTGTCAAGAGGACTTTAACGTTAACTTTAACGATAAAGTAAACGAGTACAACAAAAACCGCCCGTTTCTGGGCGGCATTCGTACCATATATTGTACGTATTTTTTAAATCACGGTTGGGCCTTCAGCATCTCCATCCCATGCGCGGCGCAATATTTCAGCCCTTCATGGATCATATCCGCCTTTCGTTCGCACAGGTTACAGCGTTGAGCGGATTGGATGTCTGGAAAGCGGATGGTGGGAGTGTCGATCTCCCGCCCTTGTCCTACAGGCTCGTCTATGGCCGGACTGCTGCTCAAGACGCCGGTCGCCGCACCGGAAGCACCATCCATAAATTTCCGCTTCCCAAAAGCCTCCTTCTCCTCGCGCACGACCTCCGATAAATCGGGCAGCACTCCCACGAACACGCCGCCCGACCGCTGTAGCTTTCCAGTCCCGCAACATTTCCGGCACTTGGCCCATTGCGGAGGATCTCCAAATGTTATGCGCAGCTTCCCGAGTCCCGAGCACTGGTAGCACAGGACTTCTACGGCGGGTGGTTCCTGGGTGAAGCTCATTTGTCACCCGCCCATGCAGCGCCGAATAATTCTTTAGCCTTGTCGTGGCAGGCAGCGAGTATCCTGCCGATGCGAAGCAAATCATCCTTGCTGCAAGCGTGGAGCATCACTTCCTCGGTGTTGAATTTCCAATTCGAGCAGCCATCCCATTTCACGTCCCCTTCGGCCATAAGCCCACGATCTTCTTCGTGATCTTCGGTGGAATCGAAGATGCTGAAATGCGCGTGGTATTCGTGACGTTCACATTCAACACGAAAGCGTTCCTCGATTTGAAATGTTGTGTTCATTTCTTTGCCATCAGTTTTACCAACCGTTCAATGAATTGATTTCTCGGTACGCGTAATTGTGCAGGTCTGTTATTTCCGCATCCTTCTCGGCGCACTTCGGGCAGAGAGAAAAATCAATATCTCCACGTTGCATCGCGGCAAGTTGAGCATGGCGTTTGTTTAAAAATTCCTCTTGATCTGGTCTCATTTCATGGCCTTTAGTTTGGCTTCGATTTCTTCGTCAATACTGGAAACGGAATTGTAATAAGCCGTGCCCAACGTATCGCCTGCGGAATGGTTGAGGTTTTTCCGCTTGTGAATTTCTCGAATCACTTCCAACTGAGCCTCAAGGCAGGCGCGTTCGATGATCTTTTCGGCGTCTGAATAGATAAAAGTGGAACCTGCCATTTTTATTCCCAATTCTCTCACCGCTTTTGGAACTGCATCTTTCATTGTCTCCTTTCGATCTTTGGCGTTGGTGACATAGAGTTCGGAGTCGGGCGACCTTTTTGTCCCCCGTGTTCGAACCACAACCGTTGTGCTCGTTGCGCGGGAGTCTCTCGGTATAGCGTGTTCATCGCCCGCATCGTTGCGGACTCGTTGGTGTTCGTGCTTGGCGGCATCGGCGGAATGATGTTTATAGGATTTCCGTTGGTATCCCAAATTGGCGTCATGAATCTTTTCTCCTCTTCTGGCGTCAAGGCCGACTTAGTGGATTGGCGGAAGACAACGGCTCGGAAGAGTTCCTCGATGTCCACCACGCCGGAAACGCTGATTAGCCGAGGCGTAACGAAAGTTACGGAACCTCCGGTTAGCGTCACTGTTTGGGGTTGCGGAGCCACCATCGCGCCGTTCCACCGGCGAACGGGTGCGTCGTTGGTTTGGAAGATTGCCTGAAGGTTGAATCCTGGCGGGTTCGGCGGAAGCTCTGCGGCGCGAAGGCAAAGGCCAAACAGGATGAATGCGAAAAGCTTCATTCGGTCCAAAGTTTGCACGTTTTACCCATGTCCTTGGTTATCACTCCAAGCATGTCCATTCGGAGTTCTTCTTTCTCTTGAATCCTTTTGGACTCGCATTGCTGCAAATAACCAAGCGTTTCGGCCAGTTTCCTCTGCGTCACCCTTGAGCGTATTTCTATGTCCTCAGCCAAATCGTTAAGCACCGTTCTGTAAAACTCGTGCTGCTTCGGATCTTCGCTAATCCAACCAATCCTGAAATGTTCGGAAATGGATTTGAGTTTTTTCATTGCTTTACTTCCTTCACCTTCAAAATCTCATCGTCGCACTCGTTCGGGTGAATCACGGTATCCCGCGCAATCTCGCTCGCAATCTCGCGGGCCTGTTCGCGGGTGTCGGCTTCAACGGTGAAATACTGGATTGCGTTACGCTGGATGCAGACTTTGAATTTCATAAAGTCCCCCATTGTTCTGCCATAGCTTTAGCGATACCAGCATAAGTCCTTGACCTGTTCTTAGCTCGCTCTGGGCCCGGAGGTTCCAAATGGCAACGGGGATGCCGTTCTGTGCGCAAAATCGTGGCCATGAGCGGAGGAAGCCCTTTCAACCAAAGGCACGTTGCCTTGGTTTCTCCATGATCGAAATAATAAGGCTGAATCTTTTGTTGGTATCGACCAATCAGTTCTCGGGCATATTTGTGCGGGATGGGATTCTCGATGGCTGTTTTAGGAATGGGGGCATTCTTGAGCGCATTAAAGAATTCAGCCGCTTTGCAAAGTTCTTCCCATCGAGCCTTTCCGTGAATTTTCGCCCTGATTCCATTCACGCTTTTAACGTGCTCGTGCAGGTGTCCGACACCTGCATTTGTCAGGTAGGTGCATGGTGGATGGGCGATCATCAAATCCCAACCCTTATTCAACACGGACAGGACATCTCCCTGAATATGGTTACCAGGTGATTCGGTGGGCAGAATATCACAAGACCACGCATCATGCCCCAGAGCGGTAAAGGCGTCCCGAACAATCCCACTAAATTCACATGCCACTAAAACTTTCATTTCGGTTTGCACTCCTCCATCACCCGTGCCATTTCGCGCAACCAGGCGTCGTTGACCAACGAGGCGGCGTCGAGCATGGCGCGTTTGATGGTCAGGGCAACATCATCTTCGTCAAACTCAGCGGCATATTTCATCGCCCGAGCGTCGATTTCGGCGAGGTATTGTTCGGCGTTTATCATGTCGGTTCAATGGTTACGATTGTGCATTCTTCCTCCTCGGTTTCGACTTGCGTTTGGAAGCATTTGAACTCGATGTCTTGTGGCCTGTCATCCGGTATAAGTCCAGCGTATCGGCAGCAGTCCAGCACATATTTCGCGCAAAGGTTGTCAGGGTCGAGGAGTTTTCGGCGACGGCTCTCAATGCACACGAGAAAGCGAACTGCGTCTCGTGCTTGATCTTGTGGCGCTCGAAGTGGCTCACTTGGAAGAGGTAATTCAGGCTTGGCAATTTGATGTTTATTCGCAAGCTGAGTTTTTCGTAGCTCATAGGCTCTCAAATCTTCTGGTGTCCAACTTGGCATTGCTCATTCCGCAAACATCGAATGCAGTTCGTAACCGATCCAACCGAATCCCACCCCGCAAACCAGGAGGACGGAAATCAGAAGCCAGACTACCAATTTCAGGCGGGCGGTTGTTTCGGCGTCGGTCATCGGTCGATATTCGATAGCTCCAGTGGATGAGGCTCAGGTTTGGCTGCCGCCGCCCTCGCTTTCCGTTTCGCGCCGTTGATCTTGCGGAGGGCGGGCTTGCTTGTGGGGCGCATCGTGAGAATGTCCATGATTTGCTCTTTGTTGGCGAGCATCCATGTGATTGCTCCGTCTGCCTCCACTTTATCGGTTGCGGTATCCGGGTTCCATATTGAGAGCAATGCAGCCTTCTGCGCGTCCTCAATCGTGGCAAAAAATTGCTCTCCAAATCTGTATCCCGTCGCTTTCGTAATCATTTCGGTTTCCTTTTGTTTTTTGTTTCTGAAATTATTCGCGGTCGGTCCCGTTGGTTTGGATGAAAAATTCAATGCGTTTCGCTGCTTGCTTGGCGTATTGGCCTGCTGTCAGGCAAGGCTCTTTGAATTGTTCAGGCCAGTGGACATCATGAAAGAGTCTATCTCTTGCAAGAATAATGTCATGTCGGGGGCCACTCTGGGGAAGCCCCAAAGCCTCCGTAGCGTCAAACTCGCAAAAGAAGCTGCTCTCTTTATATCCGCTCAAAATCTGTGCCCATCCCGCAATACAATGGGCGGTTCCGCAATGCCAACCCTCCATCTGGAAACCTTCCGGCTGTTCCAGAATCTTGTCTTTGATTTTTCGCAATAGTTCAACGTTCATAAAATCAGTTTGGGTGCGAAAACTCTTCCGGCATGGCGTCGGCCTCTTCTTCGTCCTCGACATAGGTGAATCGTTGCCCGTCCGCATTCTTGGCCCACGGCGGCGGCTCGCAAATTCCCCATCCCTGGCGCAGCACGCGGCCTTTGGAATCGCGTTCCTCATCGTATCCCGGCCAATGATTAGTTTTTAGGCATACGGCGTAGTTGGACAAAATCCGATGGACTTCGCCGCGCCCGATTTCGAGAAACTCTTGCGATAGGATTTTCTTGGATGGTTCAAACGGGCTGTAGTTCTCGGAAATAAGGAACAGCCACGTATCTCGCTGCTCTCCGGTCGCCGTGTTGTAAAGGTCAATGTCGAAAGCTGCTTGGACGTGATACGCAGCCTGAAAACACCAGCTATTCCACGCATGAGAGGAAGCGTTTCTGGAGGACTTAACATCTGGCAAACAGTTCGCGAAATCGGAGTCCTTCTCCGGCACCTTGTCGAGCAGGCATTCGACGGGAATAATTAACCCGGTTTCTTCGTGCTTCCATTCGCCACGGACGAGCACTTGGCTTGGTCCTGAACCGATCATCATGCTTATGGTTTCATCCTGAAAGAACCTTTCCTTGGCGCGTTTAACTTCACCCCATTGATCATTCGAAATTATCTCTTTCGTTCCGGCCCTGGCTATCCATTCGCGGCACACTTTCGCATTTCCGTTCCACTTCTTTTCCTCCCCGTCCTCATTGGTGTAAGTCTCGGGACGAAGAATGTAGCGGTCCCAAAAAGCGGATTGATTCAGGACTAAACAATCGAACAAAGAGCCATAATCCTTTGCGTCGCTGTCTGGTGGATTGTAGCCAGAAAGCCAGCGCGAAGCGCACTTGTCGAACTCTTTCAGCATCGAAGGCGAAACTAAAAACTCGGGCGATCCCCGCTTGAATTCTTTCTTGTTGAGATGGTAGGCGCCGTCGTCGGTTCCTACGGAAATAATCTTTGCGTTCTGAAAGCTCACGATTCCTTTTCTAGTTGGGTTTTGGCCTTATCTATGATGTCGGCTAAACGATCAGGCGAAAGTTTCTTTAGAATCTCGTCCGGCTTAATTATCCCGGTATTCGCAAGCCACTGTTTCGACGCGGCCCAATCGGTTCCCGCCCCGCGCACAGGTTCAAGCACGCCCCAAAGCTCAGCGAGCAGATCGTTTATAGTCGCGATTTTGGACGGTCCTTGAACACGCGACTTCTCCCCAAACAATCGCAGGTCCATATCCTCGCCTGCTGTGACCAAGCCAAAAGCATTTTGAAAGACACGGCGTGAAGCGAACGAGAGGGAACTCGCGTAAGCTTTGGTTACGTCCATCACCACGTCTCCTGCCTTCGACCGGGTTTCCTTTCCTATCGGAAACTCCAGTTCCGAGGTCTCGCTATGCCCCTTCTCGTGAGTCACCACGCAGGCCACGGCAAGGAAGCCTTCCTGACTGGCCTTTTTGGTGTCTATTTGATGGCTGAAACCGTGCCTAGAACGCAGTTCCTTGGTTTGCTCAATTATGTCCTCGAATGGTGAATATTTTGCCGGTCCAATTCCGCAACTCTTAGTCTTGTAGAGAATCGGGCATTCCGCCTGAAACGCCTTCATTGCCTCATGGTAAGCCTTTTTAGCCTGCTTCGCTTCCCACTTCTCTTGCATGGCTACAAGCTCGCCCAATGGAACACCGGCCTTAATCGCCATCGCTAGAAGATTCATCGGGCTATGGCTTTTCGCGTCCGCCTGCTCTACTGCCACCGGAGACGATTCGATGATGGTTAGTTGCTTGTCGCTCATATTTCCAATGCCTTTCTCACGCAATCGCACAGCATTTTCGTTGTGGTATCGGGTATGTGGGTGTAACCAACTGACCGCAATCGCCACGAGTCGGGATTCAAGCTGAAATCGTAACTGATTTCCTCGGCTCGAATTGTGTTTCCGTTGACTGTCTCTGTCATAACGCCTCCAATTTCTTTTCGATGCGAGCAAGTCGCTCCCGGATTCTTCGCGTGTTAGCCCACAGTCTGTTTTCCGTCGCCTTAATCGCATGGATGACGGTCCCGTGATCCCGCTCTCCGTACCAGTTCCCTATGGATTGCAGTGATATTTTCTGAACCGACATTTTGTAGGTCAAAAACATCGCGAGTTGCCTGGGGACAACGATTACCTCCTGCCTTCCGGGTCCGCGCATTGCCTTCACTGACACGTTGAAATCATCGGCTACAGCCTGCGCCACGGTCTCCATATTTGCCGCATAGTCTCCAATTAAAATCTTGTCCATCAATTCATTGAACTCGTTTTTGCACGCCACGTAGTCTTTGAGCAGGCTGAGGCGCTCTTTGATTTCTCCGACCAGATTGACTGCTTCGGTGTGGGTCATTTGCCTTCTGCCTTTTTGATTGCCTCCACCAGATTCCAGAAAACCGTCCTGCCAGGTTCTACCAAATCAGGTTCAAGATATTTCTTGGCGGCAAGACACGCCGCGTAAAGGTCCGGCGCGGCGGCAATGAGCACAGCGTTGGATTCCTGCTCTTTGTAACGCTTTCTATCTTTCAGGGTATCGTCGCCGGTATCCAGCATCACGGAGGCAATTTGATCTACTACAAAGCCTCGGCTGTTCAGAAGAACGATTTCCACCATGTCGCCGCCGCAAGTGTAGTGATCCCTTGTCGCTGCATCCCACGGGCCTCTGGTGAATTGGGGTTCGTTTTCCATATTCATGCCCTGTTAAACTCCTTGTCCAATCGGCGCTGCCACTCAGCGAAAACAGGAAGAGGAAAACTTCCAGCCAAGCGCGGGCTTCTTTTAAGTGTTCCTCCAATTTTTACGAGGTCGAGATTCTCCTTCCCGAGAAGAACCTGGGCGTCAACAACCCCAAGCCACGCCGCCTTAATCGCTTTCCTTTCGAGTGCTGTCATATCTCGTATTCCGGTGCGGCAGGTTCGAGTTCGATCTTTTTGTCGCTGTAGCTTTCACCGAGAAGATGGCAAACCTCCTCAAATCGGTAGACCCCAGCCTTGTCCCTGTCCTCCGTGTATCCCCTTTTGTTCGGTCGGTAGTAGGCGTTCCAATAGCCTGAGAAAACATGCACGAACATTTGAGGATTTGCCTTCACTTCACAGCCTCGACAGCGGCGACAAGTTCAGCCAGCGAGACCGGCTTATCGGGCGGAACGTATACGGGGTTATCTTTTCGCCAGAAGGCGATTCGCATGTTCTTCTTTTTCTTTTTGAGTTTCATATACCCTTCGGGCCTTTCGATTCGCGGACACGAACCTACGGGCAAAAATTGTCGTCTCTCCGACTGTCACGCCTAGTTTTTGGCTCTCAAGGTGCCAGGCCCGGCGTTCTCCCGAGATTCTTGCGCCCCTTTGTCATTTACCGGGCGGGCGCTTGACCCTGAAAAATTACTCGAACTTCTCCCACCGTTCGTCGGCCAATTCTGGATCGTCGATTGTCGTGGCCCTCCGCTTTGAATCGCCGGTCGCGGTGACGTAAATCCTCATCGGCGGTTCGTTGGACGGGATCAAATCTTTCGGATCGACCGCCTGAGATGTCACGCTCCCCCAACGAAAAGGTGCATACTCACCACGACCGTTGCCTTTTGGCAGGCCGAAGATTCGTTTGAACGAGTTATCGAATTTCACGAACACGAACTTTCCGTTGTGCGAGGAAACGTATCCGTGCTCGTGATCCTTTTCGGACTTAGCATGTCCCGGAACGTAGGCGACTCGGGCGAATTGTTTGCAATCTTCGATGTTCATAAAGCCGAAATCGCTTCCACTACCGCAGCCTTGACCTCTTCCAGTGTTGTTTTAACCGCATTCCCGATTCCGTAAGGGTCATTTTTATTTCTTCGGTGGAACTCAATTTTATTGTCCAACGCTTCAACCAGCGCCTTCAGTGCAAACTTTGTTTCTGATTCCATATTTTCATTTCGCAGAATATTTCCAAGTTTTGCCGCATCGCGTCCTCTCGACTAGGCCAATGGATCGAAGTTCTTCGAGTCGATTGTTGAACGCGGTGATGCCCATGATGGATTCAGGATAGAGTCCAGCGTGCGCCTCGGATGCAGTCACGCCCCCGTTCTTCGCCGCCCGAACAAACGTCAGCGTTTCAAGCAGCGGTTCCGGCAGCGGAATCTTGCCGGTGCCGTCACATTTAGGACAGGGGAGTTTCGGGCGCTTTGTCATTGAACCGTCTCCGTCGCGTTCTCGAACTTGGCGTTGTGCCTCTCGAACGCCTCTCGAAGCGGTCCAATCGGAAGGTCTTTCCAATCCTTGATCTTCTCGGCATCCTTGAGGCATTGGTCGTGGGCGTAAAGAGCACCTGCGATCCCATCCTGAAAAAATGATTTCACCTTTTTGCCTAAGAGGATTTCCTTCATGAAGGTGTTTCCGCAGATCGCGCACGTTCCTAAACTTCCTCCCGGTCCTGGCATTCCGTTATTCATAATTCCTCTCCCAATCCCATCACTCTGCGCATGGCATTAGCGCCTTGTCCTTTGCCCGCTTGAATTACCCTCTGGACTTCATTAAATTCATCGGCGCACAAACTGGAAGTTTTACAGAAGCGCACGAACTCCGTTCTCAAATCGAAACACTCGATGCAAATGTCCCATCGACGACTTGGTTCATACGGTGATTTTCCACAATCTCGACATTTCATAGCTTCATCTTTCTCACTCATCTTAGACAGTTAGCGGGAAATGGCAAGAACTATTTTCAATTATTTTTCGGCGTGACAAATCCGGCCTTGAAGGCTACCCTAAACGCCTCGGTTGAATCTGCTATGGAGTGTCGGCGGTCCGAGGACTTAACATGGTTAGTTTCGACTCGGGCCGCTTTTTACTGTACGGGCTTACGGCAACTGCAACTTGCTTTTCGCCGTCCGCTTCTGAACCGCGTCGAACTTCTTCAGCCAGCGGGGAACATCCTGGCAGGGGCGCATCTTGAATTTGATCGGGGTGGCTTTGATTTTCACGGCACGATCTCCATGTGCGGACACCAAATCGTTTGCCTCGGCGTTTTCACGATCAGCCCGCCAGTGTTCTCGGTTTGAATCTTCCGCACTGAGCACCAGCCGTTTTGGAGTTCAGGTTGGTCAGCGTCCAGTGGCGGCAATTCTGGCATTCTTTCCTTTTCATGGGGTCGCCTCAAAAAAAGCTTTGCGTTTCATCGGGGGCATGATAACATTCGGGCGTGTTCAGAGCACGCCGTTTCATTTTTCCAATTCTCTCCGTGATGGACTACTCCTTTCCGGCCTTCTTGGTTGGTGAGTTGTCGTTCTCTCTGACACGGGGAGAAATGGAGAGATGACATGTGGGCATTATTTGAAGCATTGCGGCACTGTAATCAGCTAAACGCAAAACTGATCCCAACTCAGCACAGTATTGCGCTTGCGGGCGGAGTGCTCAACGTTGGTAAATCCGACAAAGACTTGGATTTGGTTCTGTATCCGCACAACGATATAACCGCCGATTACGTTCCAGCCTTGCAGATGATTCGCGAACACTTCGATGCCGAAATGCGAATCTTCAACTTCGAGATGGAGAATCACAAACTGGTTTTCGAGCTTAAAACTTCTGACGGCAGGCGAATCGACGTTTTCATTCCGAACAAAACCCGCGCTCAAAGAACCGAGCAAACCCCAAATGTGCATGGAGGACAAAGTTATGCCTGATTACAGCCCCAGAGAGCTTTCCTGTCTTTTGTTCAAGAACGACCGAGGCAAAGCCCAAAACGCCAATGCCCCTGATTGGACCGGCGAACTTCTAATCAATGGACGCGCTCATTCTGCCGCCATGTGGACCAAGCAGGGCCAGCGCGGGGAATATTTCTCGCTCTCACTCAAGCTCAAGGAGCAGCAGAAAGCCCCGTCGGCACACCAAAGCGCCCCAAAAACGTATGCGCCTCGCGGCCCCGTCACGAATGGGCCGTCGAATGAACCTGAACTTCCAATCCAGTCGGCGGAAGCGCCGGAAGAGGACGTTCCATTTTAGCCCTTGACAAACTTTTTGGAATTGCTATTCTCGCCAAAGATTCAGGCCGGTGTCGTAGCTGTCTTGATATTCCGCATGAAAACGAGTATAAGTTTTTGGAGTGTTTCTCCGCTCATGGCCCCTGGCCATCTGGCTTCCTTGTTTTCACCAGTTACGACAATGAGCGGGGAAGCCTCTTTTCATGCTCCCCAAATCTCTAACCTCTCGCATGGGTTTTACCCGTACCCTTCCGGCAAGATAAAAATGGGCTGTTTGAGGGCGTAGGCGGAAAGTCGGAGGGAGCTAGGCGTCGCAGAAAAACCGACTCATAAACAAGCGCGGCGAGGGTCTCCTCTTGACTCCTGAACGTCGAAAGGCGTTGGGGAGGAGGGAGGGGTTTGCCTCATAGCTGTTCGCGTTAACGGTGAGAGAGTAAATTCAAAACATATGCATGACCCGATGACAGTAGCTTGGGAGATAAAATCCCCCATTAAGCGTAAATCCAAGTTCTTTCCTGAAGGCTACAGGAAAACACTCGTAACGATCTGGCACGTCGATCCTGAAAAAGACGGCACCGATGACTCTTGCGGTTGGTTTCCAAGGTCTCGACATGGCGACCCTGAAATGCTGGCGAGAATCATCAGGGCTTTCGAATTCGATTGGGACCGGACGTGGACTTACGACCCGAACGAGGATGGAGATGGTGAGGAACGCGAGATCAATCGCGGCAAGGTCACTTATCCATGCGGCTACTTCAACCCCAATGGAATGCCGCGTTTCTCTCCGACGGGCATCGTCATAAACCTTTTCTTTCTGGCGGCAGGCCAATACTTCTCAAAGCCCAACGGACGAGATTGGGATAAATCAAGGCGCTTCATGCGGAAGCATTTGTTCGACATAATGCTCTTTGCCGAGAATCCGACGGATTCAATGTATGATTCGCTGACATTGAAGTTCGGGAATGACACCAAGCGCGAAGAACGCATCAGGGATTTTGCTTCGACGATTTACGGATGGATTCTCCGCGCCGAACGGCCTTGGTATCGCCATCCTCGCTGGCATATCCACCATTGGAAAATACAAATCAATCCACTTCTCGACCTGAAACGATGGGCGTTCTCGCGCTGTTGCAGGTGCGGAGGACGGTTTACGTGGGGAGAATCTCCGGTTTCAGATCAATGGAACGGCACCGGACCCCTGTGGTTTAGGAGTGAGCAGGGCGTTTACCACAGCGATTGCAGTAACCTCGCGGCGGATTGCCTAGAGAGGAGCCGCTCGTGACAAACACCGCCGAAATCCTGGAATTCCCCTTTTCCGACGCCCCCAAACCAACCGCCGAGACGATCAAACAGGCGCACGATCTTTACTGCGCGATGACCGGGCAGGATTTGCCCCTTGTGCGGTTTGACCGCGAGCGAATGTGGTATGACCTGCTCTGTGAAGGCTACACGCTGGATGACATCCGGCAGGTGGTTGGCTATTTGCAACGCCAGATTCGGGAGAAGAAACGCAATGTCGGGGCGCTCAAGCTCTCGAATTTGCTCCAGCCGGATCGGTTCGAGGAGGATTTTCAGATTTCGAGGGTGCGGTTGAAACCGCCGCCGAAGCTGACGACTGTACCGATGGAGGAACCCGTCACCAGACCCGTGAGCGAGAAAGCCCTGGATTTGCTGAGGAAGTTCAAACAGACATTAAGGATGTTATGAGCATGGAACTTGAATCAAAAGTTGAAGAATTTAAACGCGGACTTCTAAACGAGGCACTGCTTCAATGCACTAAAGAGCAGCAAGAGTTCTTTCACCGAATATATCCTTCTGGAGTGCCGGAGAAAGCTCTCGCTAACGCCATAGACTTGTGCAACCGAACTATCAAAAAGAATAACGCCAAAGAATTTCTGAAACACATTGGCGGAGGGACGGCCGACGAACTTGAGTTCATTGCTGACCTTTGCGCTCGAAATGAAAAGATGTGAGGAAGTTTCGGGAAAGCCTAAAAACATTGATATGAAATTACCTGAATTATGTTTCGTTTTTGACGTTGAATCTGTGGGGCTGCATGGAGAAGGATTCGCAGTGGGATATGTCGTTTTACAAGACGGAAAAATAATCAAAGAAGACTTGTACGCTTGCCCGATCATCGAAGGACTTGGTTTTGAGTCTGACGTTGCATGGTGTCACGCAAATATTCCAGAGCTTGCATACACCCATTCTGACGCATGTGGTGTCAGAGAGTCGTTTTGGCTTGTCTGGTCACACTGGAAGGATGAGGGTGCTTTAATGTTCGCCGAATGCGCGTGGCCAGTTGAAGCGCGGTTCTTGGAGGACTGCGTAGGTGATGATAGTGCTTATTTAACCAACGCGCCTTATCCGCTTCACGACATCGCCAGCATCATGCTCGCTCGCGGGATGGACCCGATGGCGAAGTACGATCGCCTGCCCGACGAATTGCCGAAACACAACCCGCTTTGCGATGCCCGCCAGAGCGCGAGACTTTTGATTGAGGCGTTTAACCGATGAGGAAGTTTCGGGAGACGTTACGACTTTTATGAAATCGGGAACGTGTAAATTCTACAACGGAGATTACCACAACAAATGCTGCGAGGCGGGAGTTCCGTACCGAAGCGTGACCACCGAACCGGATCGCATCGACGGCAAAGCATTTCGAAAACCATGCGTCCAATGGGACAAATGGCGTGGCGAAAACGGCCATATAGGACTGCACAACGATGCAGCCAGAGAGAACTGGAACAAGCGCGGAACTTGCGACAAATACACCGAGCCGACGAAAGAAGAGATTGCGGACTACGAAGCGGAAATGAAGAAGGCGACAGATCGAATGCTGCTCGCGCTGAACGTGATTGCCAAGGTAAAGAAGGAGCATAAAGGCCAAAGCTGGAAAGGAATTGAAGAGTGCCCTGCCTGCGGTGGTAAGCTGCATATGTCGCACGCAGCTTACAACGGCCACGTCTGGGGCAAGTGCGAAACGGAAGGATGCCTGTCGTGGATGGAATGACTGTCGTGGATGGAATGAGGAGGTTCCGGGAAAGCCTGCGAGTGTTATGATGTTTTCAGATGGAATTCCGTGCGCCTGCGTTCATTCGGACGCTCGCACTTGCGCGAGATGGCGAGACGGTGAGGAGTTGGACGATCCACACTATCACCCGCGAGACTGCGAATGCGCCTGCCATTCAATTATTCGAGAGGATGAGAGGGACGAAGAGGATGCGAACGCCTGAACCGGAAGGACAACTCGCTTTTTTATGATTGACTACCTCGAATACGCAAAACAAGTGGACGAGGGTGAGCGGCTCAGTAAAGAGCTTCACCTTACACGAATCGAACGCGACGAACTGAGTGCCAAACTGAATACAGCAGTTGAGGCGTTGCAGGACATCCAAAAAAACTACGATTGTGAGTGTGTTCAAGGCGACAGAATTCGGGGCCATCACCATTGCCAGTCTTGTGTTGCCAAGGAAGCACTCGAAGAGATTGGCAAAATTATGAAGCGAAATTCACCCGAATCAAAAGTATGATCCAAATCAAAAAATCAGCCACAGCCGATACGCGAACATGTGACTTCGCCAACACAACCAAGGAAACGCTGGCCGAGTCCAGCCGCCAGCATATCGGCGATGTCGTCAAGGCGCTGGCCTTCTTCTCAGGCCAACTGATGGAACGCGCAGGAGGCCACGATTACGACAAGCTCCTGGCGCTCGATTGGTTTCACGAAGATTTCATCACGGGCTTCAAACAAACCGGATGGTGGGATAACCACCGGAAGATTCACCGGCACCATTTGAACGCGGAGGATGGTATCCCTGCGGACGTGAATTTGATCGACGTGCTGGAGTACATTTCGGATTGTTGCATGGCAGGCATGGGGCGCAGCGGCAGCGTTTACGAACTCAAGATGCCGCCCGAACTTCTGCAAAAGGCGTTCACGAACACGGTCGAGCTTTTGAAATCTCAAGTGGAGGTTTCGGACGCGTTCAAAACCCCCTGATTTCCCGCAGACGCCGTTCTAGAAACTCTATCCTCGCCGCTCGCTGCCGATAGTCCTCGCGCATCCAGGCGCAGACATCCACCAGCTTGATCCCGCACAGGGCGATTATGACGAGTTCGGGCATTCCCAATAAAACCAGAAAAGCAGCGCCTCCTGCCAAAAATAAAACCATAGATGAAATCCGGTCAGACTGCGCTCATCATCCATTAAATTCTTCCACTGACCTAACCGAATGAAGGACGCAACCAGTTCGCTCTCGCACCCAAAATGCTTGTGCGATTCCAGATAACGAACTCCGATCCTGAAAGGCCCACATTTCATATTCCGGGATGCTTCACAAACGACAGGGCATTGGGATACGACCGGGGACATCTCCACGTTGGCCGCTTGAGCGCCCCGCAGATTTCGCACCGCTCGAACCTTCCAGTGCGCCGTTGCTGAGAGGGATGGAGGTTGAAAGACACATGGCCACCCGCAGGCGTTTTCGTGGTTGTGTCGGCGAGCTTTCTCATGGCCCCACTTCCGCATCGTCAACGGCATCATCGAGCCGCACCAGGTTCTCGATGTAAACCTTGTTTCGAACTTCGATGGGACCGGGAGCCTCGTCACTGACAACGTAAAAGCTTTTATCGCAGAACCGGCACGAGAAATGGCTCCCCTCGTTGTAGTAGCTCAACTTGCCGCAAACCGGGCAGGGCAGGAGCGCAATGTCCCACGGTTGCCGTCCGTCGCTTAAAGCCTCTTTTACCATAGGATCGTTCCAAATCTCATTCATAAAATCACAACTCATCCTGCTTTTCTTCCGCTTCCCGCATCAACAAATGCGCCTTCATCTGAAGCACACCAACCACCGAGGCGTAAGTCAGATCGAACTCCACCCGGTATTCGTTAATCAGCGCGTCGATGGCGTCGGCCAGCTTGTCGATTTGTTCTTTTTCGGTCATTCGAAGAATAGTTTCAGCAGTTTTGCCTTCTCGATCTTTGCTGTCAAAAACTCAGCACGCCTGAAATCATACTCGGCATTTGCTGTCATGCGGGATTGCTCGCACCGCCAGATCAAAGAATTCACGGCGTCCTCCAGAATACTCCGGGGACCGAGTTCGTTCATGGCCTTGTCGAATTTATCCTGAGTCATATGCCTCATCGCAGGAATTCCCCGTTGTCGTCCACCCAAAAGGTGACAGCACGTTTGAGTTTAACGATGTTCTGAATTGGGGCGATCTCTCTCGGGTTTATCGCTTTTGGATCACCTGCAACTTCCGGCCACCATTGCTTGTGCATTCCGTTGAGCTTTGGAAAATGATGATCGGAGAATGGAAGCAATTCTATTTTGAACGGACCATTTCCGCTGATGCGCAAGAACCCGCAATGACAAGGGCAGAAACCATGCCGCAAGGCTTTTATTGTTTGACCAAAGGTTACGTCGTTCATTTCTTCCGCGTCTCCTTCCACGCAATCCACATGACGGCCAGCAAAACGCTCGTAAACAAAACGATCAGACCGGCCAAAATAAAGTCGTCGGGATTGCGCGGGAAAATGGAGAATGCGCCGTTCATGGGAACCTGTCCGATCCGTCATCTTCGATTAATTCCCAGGAGTTCATTTGTCCGTTTTGTTGAGCGCCTCGATCAGCGCGTCGGCGTATTCGGCAGGAGAGCACGATCAGGGCAACGGCGACAAACATCCAGCGCAGGGCCGTCCATATTTTTTGGGTGTCGGTCATTTCTCCGCCTCCACCGCAGGCAGCAGCATGGCCCTCGCCTGCTTCTCACGCGACCTCCCTTGCCTGCGGGCAATCGCGTCCAGTTTTCGGATCACCGGCTGTGGCAGCGGAACTTTTATCTTGCGTTCAGGGTCCATTGTGGCACCATAGTAGCACCTGAGATTTTGAATGCAAGAGAAAAATAAACCCGGAATCCCCATCGGCATGATGAACTTCGACCGATCCAGCACGCGGCACGACGAATACCGTCTTTGGCTCGTGGAAGTGAAGAAGATGGGATTGGGCAAGGCCGAGGACGTCGTTGATGAGCTGCGGGAGAACCTCGGGCATCATTCCTACCGCACTGAAACGGTGCCGCCGAGGGAGATGAGGATTTTTGGATGAAATGAAAATAGATAAAATCAAGTGCGACTATTGCGGAAAGGAAACCGACCTGACCTTTATCGGCGGAACTTATGATTGGATAACTCTGACCCGCTGTCATTCCCATTCGGACGATCTTATCCAGGCCGGAACCACCCATTTCTGCGCCGAAAACTGCCTGCGTCTTTACGTGGTCGCGCCAAAGAAAAAGGACAACGGATGAAAAATTCCTGTTGACAGCTTTTGGGCGTGGTGGTAGCGGTTGGGCGTGATTGGGTATGTCGAAAGTTTTGAGTTCCGTTGTCGTGTTGCTTTCCCGGCACGAATTTCCCAATCACAACGGCGGCGGAACTCAGAACTCGCAATCGACGAGGGGTTACAAGCAGCCGAAAGGCTTCTAATTGAAGGTTCGAGTCCTTCTCCCGCCACAAAACGGCGGGATGGCGGAATGGAAAACGCAACTGTCCTTGAAAACAGTCCAAAAAACACCTCTTCTCACTCGCGGGTTCCGTTAATTTCAAAACTCCGGGGTAGTGTAACGGCAGCACATGAGCCTCATAAGCTCACAGACCGGTTCAAATCCGGCGACCGGAACCAATTTTCAGGTCGTGAGTCGGCACTCGGCTGGGCCTCCAAAACCCTTACATTAGGATCGACACCTAAACGACCTGCCACTTTCACGGAAGGTAAACTCGACAAGCGTGCGAGGACGGTCCCGAAAACCGAACGATCCCATTTGGGGATTGGGGAGCATGACCTCTGCCTTCCGCCACTTAGTGCAGGAAATGGTGTGGTTCGATACCCGCCTCCGAGTCGCTTCGGATCGTCTAAGGAAAGGACGCCTGCCATTTTCCACAACTTCGACTGCTCCCATTTCTGGTCCATCCCGAACAACGGGTGGCAGGAGTGCGCGTGGTGCGGACGGAGACGATTTCAGCCGGTTAGTAGCATGGTCAGCGGGTCGCAACCGCAGAATTGGGCGAGATATAAATGGACCGCGCCCGCGAATCCCGGCTGTTTAATTTCCAGGGCCATTGGAACAAGCGCCCTCGCGGATAGTAGCCCGCAAAGCTCCCGCGCAAAAAACAACACACCGAAGAGAATCCCAAGTGCTGCAAGGTCGGTCCGCTTTATAGCGCCGTCCCCAGAGGATGCCACAGGGTTCGACAGTCAGTCCGGCCCAGCCAAAAGCCGGAATCCCGTAGAAAGCCCACAAGTCCGCGCCTCAACGCTGGCCCCTTCGATTTACCGCTGACCGGAATCGAACCCAGTCCAAGGGAGCTTTCTAACGCCGATCCTCAAAATCTCTATTATCGGGTGGGGAAAACTGTCTACTGAACTCTCCATAAACCCAAGACGCTCATTACCACCCTTTTTGAGAGAAAAGGCACACTGGAATACAGATAATTCTCAGCACCACCCTCGCGTGACTCCCGCCTCGCCGCCTGGCGGGGTCCCCCGCCCCCTCGGTTTTGGATGCCCCAGAAATAAGGAGATTCCTTTGACTCGACTGATTCAATCGAGTTAGTTGATTAGATATAATAGTACAGTGTGCGTCGTGATGCTGCACACCTGTTACTTGGCAACTAGCCTATTCGGAAGGGGTTACGACTTTCGACGGTTGCGCGGCTGGAATTGTCTCGGAAGTTGAGACGCGTTCAGCCTGAGGAGTAGCATTTTCCGCCGCTTTCGGCGTTGTTTCCACGTCCACGATCTCAGCCGAGACGGATCGCAACATGCCGAACTTGCGGGGCTTTTGAATGCGCACCTGAGTTGATGACATTGACGTGTGGATAGGCTTTCCCTGCTTCACCATTCGCAGCTTTTCCAGCTCACACCATGCCCTTGCACAACCAGACTTGTCACTTGCCTCCGTTTCGTCGCTTTGTGCTGTTTTGAGCATAAGCGCTTGGAGAATAAGCAACTGCCGGGTTGACGTAGCCTTACGCTCAAACTTTGTTGGCGGTCTGAGTTGTGACTTCCTAGGTGCGCTTTGGGGACTGTCGCAGGATGCAACCATTGCCTAACCATATTCCTTGCGTGGTTTACGCGTCAAGTTTGGCGCTAGGCGCTATTTTGTTTCTCCAACCGTATCAAAGTGGCGGGCAACCAAACAAAACGCGTTGTAGGGCATTTTAGAGCGTTTTGGGTTGGCAGGTTGACAAGCTAAACCTGTTTGGGATAGCATCGTGGGCTTATGGAAGAGAATTTGATTCATGGCTCAGTTCAACACCCGATCACTCGCGATGACCTGAAGCACGCGGCTAAAATGCTCGGAAAACTTGGCGGTCTCAAAGGCGGCCGCTCGAAATCACTTAAAAAACAAATGTCCAGTAGAGAAAACGGGCGAAAACACAAGGCTCGCAAGAAAAACTTGCATTTAAATTCTCCTGATAGTGAACACGTTGCAACCGATGAGAAAGATTTGTCTTGAAAGCTAAAGCGGTTTAGCATATTCTGATGATAACGAAAGGGTAAAACAGAGTATGAAAAACTTAACAGAGCGTCAGAAACGCGAGTTGTGCAATGTTGGCGGATTTCACTTGGGCGAGAATCAAACGCCTGAGAGTTTGGGCTTAACGCTATTCGCCAAAGATCATTGGATCGACTTCGCAACGGATTACATTTACGAACTGTGCGAGGGTAAGCTTAATTTCGTCGCTTCCAAACAGGGCGGACCGGAGTGGTTAACTCCTGCGAGCGGATTGCTCGCACACGAAACGAAAGGTAAAAAATGAAGATTGAAAGATTAGCAAAAAACGAAGGCGAATATCGAACTGATGTAGTCCTGAGAGTGGGGTCAAAGTACGTGCTGCGACACGAAAATGGCGGGTCAATGGGCAGTCATTCGCGAAACAACAAGTTCCCCGCGCTATTGGACGATGACGAGACATTGACTCCGGAAGAAGCTGCGCTCAAGTGTCTGGAATTTGGGGCCGACGAATCAATAATCGAGAGCATATGAGAAACAAACTCTACCGCCTGAAAGCCGCGTTGCTCGACGTGGACAACCCTTTGACCGATTGCTTGGCGGTCGGCGTAACCGTCGCATTCTTCATCGCGGCAATGGTAATGTGGGGAAGGAGCGGACTATGAGCGACTCACGAACAACCTTGCGAGACATTGAGTTTATGTCCTTGCGTTGCCCGTGCTGTGGTTCGCCATACGTGAGCAATGAGAACGCAGTGAAGCACAACTTCTGCAAAGCCGCACCGGAGCTTTATTCGGCTCTTAAAGAACTGCTGGCCCTGTCAATGCCAGAAAGAGCAACGGTCAGGCCACACGAAGATTGCGGCTGCTTTTCCTGCCGTATCTACAACGCTTTTGAATCAGCACAAATCGCCCTCGCCAAAGCGGAAGGCGGTGACCGATGAACCGCCACGAATTACGCAAGCTTGCCTTTTCCCGAATGGTTGAAGGCGAACGGGTGCGATATGAGCAACGGCATGGACGCGGGAATGGCGCAAGCCCACTGTCGGAAGCGCGGCGCAGGCTGGAAGCTCGGGGCGCAAAGGTCACGAGTGAAAGTCTGGATTCGGAAATGGAGTATCAGCGAGAACAGGGCGAGCAACCGGAGGATGAGCGATGAACGAGCGAATAACCTACAAATTCATGGCCCTGACTCTGCGCCTCTTGCTCGTCATTATTTCAAAATCGTGGGGAACGGAGTTCCTCAACATGGAACATTACCGCGAAGCTCAAAAGTGCATTTCGGAATGCGAGCGAATGTCAGACGGAGGCCCATTGTGACCTTCCAAGAAGCATTCAAGTCGATCCCCGAGGCGGACAAGGCGCCGATTTCCAGGGGGATGATTGATTACCTCTGCGGGTATCTGTCTTTCGATTACGTTACGCCACTTGAATCGGTTGAAAAGGATCGGAAGATTTTGGCTTGTCACCTTTTCCAAGCATTGAGAGCGGCGCAACAAACACACGAAACAGGAAAATGACTAACAACTTACTTAAAACTCTTATGGAAAGCATTGGACGATCAAGGCATTTAATAAACGAAATCAGCGAAGTCTGCCGCCGTGAAGATAAAAAGGAACGCAGTAAAGCTCCTTGGAAAGTTAAGTTCCACAGAGAAAATACCATCATCACGAATGAAGAGAAATGGGTGGTAGGATCAGTTTCAAATGAAGATGCACCATTAATTTCGGCTGCACCCGAATTGCTGGAAGCCCTGAAAATTGTGCTGGTTCAATACGGACCATACAAAGACGGCGATGGGGCGGCGAAGCTCCACGCAATTTCGATAGCCGAGGACGCTATCAAAAAAGCTGAATCGAAAGTGGAGGATTGGAAATGACATGGCCGGAAGCCTTTATGCGGTCAGTGGGATATATCTGCATAACCATTATAATCTGTGTTGGAGTTATTGCCTTTTTCACAACTTTCTTCGACAAAAACAAATGAATCTCGGGAGAACGCCGGGTGTATCGCTATTGTTACTTTCGATTCAACCTGTCAAGAAACCCGAAAGATTCACCTATGCGGGGCGTGCTTTCTTCAATTTCAGAACTTTGTTAATGCACCGGAATTGTTTTTGGAGGATGCAAGGTGAAAGTATTGGGATGCCTAACCGTAATATTTGGCATCGTCTTGATTCTTGCAATCATTGGTGTCGCTATGCTGGAGGTTATCAACGTGCTCCGTAAACAAGCAGGGGTGAAACGCAAACTAGAACAGGAACTTAAAGAGCTTAAAAACACTTTCGCTCCCCGCACTCGGGAAACCGAGCGGCCTTTACCTGCCGGAAAGCGGGGAGCACTTTAAATTATGAAACTTAAAATTGGATGTCCGCACATTGTATCGAAATGCCTTTGCGGACTTGAGGTAATTCAGATGCAGCCAAGAAACCTTAGTTGTCCCAAATGCGGCGAAATAATATTTATGCACAAACGGAGGAAAAAATAATGGCATATGCAACCGACAGGCGGGCATCGTCCCCCAAACGAGACAATGACGTTATGAAAACACAATGGCCAGCGATCACGAAAACGGCTTACAGCGAAGCGTTCGCCAAGGCCGACGAGATGGACCCCAAATTGCGATCTTTGTGCCAAGCACGCCTTAAGATGGGCCAGGCGATGCTTGCGCTCGGGCGGGCGATGCGCAGCTATAAGCCATGCAATTCTGGCGACGGTCGAACGGGAGCGGTTTACAATGAGTTGCGCAAGATTGACGAGACGCTGACCAGGGTTTTCCTCAAGTTTCCGCTGGAGTTGAAATAGGCTATTTCGTGGGCACGTTTTGACGTAATCCAGGAATGCCTGTTTCGATGTATTCCGTGACGCTTTTTGGTTTGCGTTTGACTGTTTCCCCTGCGGCATCCTGGTCCATCTTTTCCGCCGCGTCTTGAAGTATACGGGGGACGACCGCCTCTTTTACGTTCTGGCCGATGAATCGACCACGCTCGCGGGTGTCGAAAGCTTTGGCCAGTTCCACCATGCTGCGAACGAAAGGCACTTCCTCTACCAACCCGAGCAATCCAGCCATAACCCCCTGGCCGATACCTTGAGGCTCGGCATCCGACTTGTGTAATCGCGAGTCAGCCACTTTGCGAACGGTCGCGCCAAGCTGGAGCATTTCAAGCAATGGGTTGTGGACAAGGAATCGTGGAATATCGTGGCCGAATATCTTCAACCCGCCATATTTCGCCGCATCCTTCTTTTGTTTTGTGCCGCTCTGGTAGTACCCTCCAATGTTGTCAGCCTCCAGGTATCCGAGCACCAGCACAGCAGCCCCGAGCGATCCCTTCTTGAGCTGTCGCATTATCAAATCAGCCTCTTCAGGCTTCAAATCCGATACACCTTTACGCAATGCCTGAACGACTTTGGCCGACCCGGTGACACTGCCCGCCGCGTAGGTGAAAGCTTCAGCAACGATATTTGTCGGCACTTTTACGATGGGCAGAAACCATCGAATGATCGACGGAGCCGATTTGATTCCCTTTCCTTCGAGGTATCGCGTGACCATGTTGAGCGCGGTCGAAGCAACGTTGTCCTGAAGGAAGATTGAACGGTTGGCGTCGGCGTAGGCTTCCATGCTCAACCGGGTTTGTACGAGCGGGTCGGTGATGTCCACTCCATTTCGAGCGGCAAACTCCATTCGTTTCATCAGGGAACGCTCGAAAGCGTTGCGCTTGACCGGCGCTTTTAAAAACCCGTGCAACCGCCCGAAAAACTCTTCCCACATTTGAGACTCAGGTTTGGCTGTCTTGCCATACAAAACATCAAGCTCGCTTTTGCCTTTCCGAAGCGTATCCCATGAGTCTTTCATCCCCTTTGTGATGGCATCATGCAAAGCTGTGACTTCGACTTGAAGCGATCCTTTACCTTCGGTCGGTGCGCGTTCAGCAATGTCTTTTACTCCAGGCACGCGAGCGAGCGCAGAGCCTATGCCTTCCTCCAGTGCCGTGAATCCCACCCTCTCAACTGCTGCAGAACTGAGTTTGAACAGCGACGTTACACCGGACAGAAGAGACTGCCGCCTCCATTTCAGGATGTTGTCGCGCCAGCGTTCCTGCCAAGTGCGGCCTTCGAGTCGAGCTTTCTCTTTGGCCTTTTCAAATGCCTGCTTCGCCTTTTCGACGGCCAGTTGCTTATCAATCAACTCACGGTCGGGCACAATTTTGGATCGAGGTTTTGTTGAGAAGTCGCCTTTGGCGGTCTTTTCGAGCAACTCAGCCGCCCGTTTTGTGGCCCGTGTTTTGGCTGCTTGCAACGCGATTTGTTCTGGAGTTTTGCGCGGCTTGGCCGCATTCCTTAACTCCTGCATGATCTTCGCCAGTTGTTCATGTTCGGCACGAGCTGCTTCCAGTTCAGGGCTTGTTATTGAAGAACCCGGTTTCTTTTTAGTTTCAATCTCTCCTTCGTTAATCTTGCGAGCGAGTTCCTCATTTGACTGCTCGACCAGTTTTAGTGCGGCATCGGCACGCTTCTGCTGATATTCGGGCGATTTATCCCGCATATCGGAAAGTGTGTCCCGAAGGACTTGTAGACGCACGCGCAACGGATCGTTCACAGGTGCGCCCGGCTTGGCAGGTTTAGTTTCGGGCAAGACTTTCCCGTCTTTTATCTTCTTCTCGTATTCGGAAATCCTATCGTTCAACCGTTTGGCTTCGAGTTCGGCCTGATGGCTCGCGTTGGCATCTTTGAGCGATTGAACTTCATCCTTAACCGCCTCGGTTCTGGCGCGTATGGCTTCAATCTTCGCGTTTGAAACTTTGGCCGCGCTCTTTTTGCCGTTAAACACACCTTTTTTGGCATCCTCAAGTTTAGCCTGCCATTGCTTTAGATTATTCTCTGCTGCCGACTCAGCCATCTTTGCGCGTTGCTCATCAGTCAGCTTGCGATCTCCAAAAATCTTCTCATGTTCCGCTTTGACCTGTTCGTATTCCTTCCTCAACGATTCCAGTTCTGGATCGGTTGGCGATGGACTCTTGCCCTTTACGGTGCGCTCTTTGGCCGCAATTTCAGCCTTCAAGTCGGCCAAACGATGGCGATAATAAGTCTTGCGAGCGCCAAGAACGCTTTCGAGTTGAGCCTTGGCATCGGTGACAACCACGCCGAACTTGCGCTTCAATTCATTCAGCTTTTGCTGTTCACGCCGCGCCTCGTTAGTCATCTTGTCGCGTTGTGGTCCGGTGCGAGGCAGAGGTTTCTTCGCCTCCACGTCCATCTGATGCCCGATTAAACGCGCTTGGGTTTTAAGGTCTCGAACTGTTTTTGAAACTACGTCCTGGGATGGGAGTGTAAAAATTCCACGTCCCGATATGGCATCAATGGCCTCCTGGCGGGTTATCGACGGATCGAACAGCTTCAAAATGCCGTGGACGCGATCAAAGAGTGATTCCCTGTCGATCTTAATTCCACGCGCAATGTCCTGCTCAACCATTGCCCTGAAAATGCGGTTTACTTCAGGATGAATGGATGCTTTATCTCCCGCTTCAAACTTGGCTCGGACCTGTGCGGTGTCAGCGGCAACCTTTTCGTCAACCGTGGCCTTGGATTTTAAAGCTCGCTTTATGGCTGGAGCATCAGCCCTTGCCGTGGTCTTTAAAAAGTCGTCGTGAAATTTATCCGCCTTGTTCTTTATCTCCTGAATGTATGGACGGATACCCTCACCAAACTCAGCGATCATTTCATCTGTGAACTTGGCGAGTTCAACCGCTCCACGAGCCACATGAGTTGCGCCAACAACGGCTAGGTCGATTAAGTCCTGCGGGGTCGGAGAGAGCAGCTTTCCCTTAAGCCGTTCGCGAGCAGCCTTAACTATGTCGCTGTCCTCCAAACGCTTTACGAGTTGTTCTGCTCGCGCTAAAATACCTGGACTGAAATTAGCTGCCTTTCCAGCTTGAGCGCGAGCTTCGGACAACATCTTATCGACTTCGGAACGGGCAATTCTCTGGCTTACCTCCGCTTGCGCCTGATCCCGTTCGGCAATAGTCTTTTGCAACTCCTTGCTCATGGACTCGACTTCGCTCAGTTCCTCGGGCGTAAGCCTGCGTCCGCCATGAGAAGCCCGCATATCGCTTTCCATTGCGGCAAGGGAGTAATCCTCATTGGCCATCACGCGCAAAGCTCTCAATGCCCTCCCGCGAGCAGAACCGCTTGCCCGTGATGCCGTTTCTACATCCTGTAACCTATCGTTTATTTCGGCCCTTCGAATGCGCTGAGAATCCGCCATTTCTGGCATTCCTTCGTCGGAAAACTGATTGATTGCATCGTTGGTCTTTTGAAGTTCTCGGCGAAGATCAATTTTTGTAAGCAGTAAAACGTGGTTCTCCCAATCATCAATGACACTAGGATTATTGTTTAGTTTATCCACCAAACGATCAGCTAGTTTTGGGTCTGCATCCATCCTGGCCATCGCGTAATCCATAGTTTCCTGATCTGTTCTGCTCTCAGGTTTGAGCAATGGTTCCAATCCGCGATCAACCCTCTCTTGGTCAATCAGGCGGTATTTCATGGCCGTTGGGTTATCCGCTGCCCGCTCGAATTCGGACGGCACAGCCCCGCCTACGCCATGTTCTGGACCTAGATTCAATACCCCTTCTTGGGTTTGCGTCGGAACTCCTTGGCCACTTTCATCGACGGGCACTTGCCTTTGGCTTTCTTCCGCCCCTTGGATGTCGAGCACATCCCCATGAACCTCTGTTGTTTTTTGGATTTCGCTGGCATTTGGTTCAACTCCTTTCGTTTGCTCCGCGACGGTCGGTGCATTCTCGACCGCGCCCGGTGGTCCGGTTAAATCTGTTGTGGTTCGCTTACCTGCCTCGGATTCAATTTTGGCCAGTTCGTTTCCGATCACCGGAGGAATGGCGACACCATCGACGGCCTTGACCGCCTGATGCGCCGTTGAAGCAGCATGTAAAAGGACTGATGCCGGAACTGCTCCAGACAGAATCAAATCTCCAGCACGTTCACCCTTTTGCTCTTTCGTAAGGGAATTCCAATCGACTGTGCTTTCCCCTGCCAGTTCACCAAACGATTTCGCTCCCTCACCTGCAAAGTAAGAACCAATGAGCGCAGGTAGGAATGGAGCGGCCGATCCGGCCATGATCCCCTTGGCCGTGGTCATTCCTGACGCCATCTTAGCCAATGACTTCTCGGCTCCTCGCGTATATTCGTTATCAATCGGAGAGCCTGTGCGAAGAATACGAAGGGCTTTAAGGATCGTATCTTCACCAACAATAGGTTCATCGGTTCCAGCCTCCTGCGGAACGACGATGCCGCTTTCCTGTGTGAATTTACCCGCGAGTTCGTCGAGGTTTACGCTGTAGGAATCGGCCAATGCTCCCGGAGTACGCGGGCGGTTATCAGGCGAAATCATCTTGCCCATATCCTCGGCGGCACGGTCGCGAGGAAGGTTTTCGGGCTGGACGAGTGCGCCGGGTGTACGCGGACGGCTATCTGAAGATTCTTCGACTGGCTGAAGGTCCAGAACTGGACGCAAAGGACGCAAATCCAAAGTTACATTGGATTCTTCTTCGACAGGCTGTAAGTCCAAAGGCATTTCATTTTACCTCTGTATAGCCTTGGCTGATGGCTTCATCAAGTTGCTCTTGAGGAACCGTGAAAACTTTCCCGCCTTTGGAAACCTTAACCCTTGTTCCCGATGCGGTTGGAGTCGTGGACGATCCTTTGCGATCACTGATTCTGGCGCTCCACCGTTTAATCAGCTCATCCCGATCATCGCTTATGCGCCGGGTGGTTCGATTGAAAACAGTTCCAGCCTCAGTTTTCTCGGATTCTGAAAAATTAGGTGAACGCAAGATCGAATCACGCAATGTTCTGGCCGCAATCTCACGCTTTTGAAGTTCGTCATTTTTAACCTTTAAATCCCACTCAACCGTTCCCGGCTTGGCCAACCCCATTTTAGCCTCGAAATCGAGCTTCCTGTTGAAACGGTCGTTAAGCCCTTTCTCTCTTATGGAAGATGCAGCTTCAAGCGCAGCGTTGTGCGCTTCCCTTTCGTCCAGTCCGCGATTGCGAGCATCCTCCAGGGCCATATCGTGGGCTTTTCTCTCATCGAGATTCATCATCCCGAGATCGAATCGGGCCTGACCGCGATCCGTTCGACCTTGTTCCTTCAATGTTTCCACTGTTTTCCAATCCGCCGCTTTCTGTGCCGCCGCCTGTCGATACGGAAGCATCGCCGCGTCGTCCAAGAAGCTTCCAAACTTGTCGGGATGCCATTTGGCCATTGGTCCAGAGAAGTTTTTCAGGACAGCTTTATCCATCGGCATCGCATTCGGGTTCGGAACTACGCCGTTGGGCGATGCCGGGTCAAGGTCCACAACGGGAGAAATATCGTGAAGGAAGGAAGTGTGAGCTTTGGCAAAATCCGCTTGCTCTTGAATTTTGTCCTGCTCCTTCTGGATCGAAAGCTGCATTTGTTGGGCGATATGCTCCTGCTGCATCTGGCGCAAGGCCCGCTCCGACTCCAACTGCTGACGGCGCAAGGCCAGTTCGGCCCCCCTCGAATAAATCGAGGAACCGACCTGCATACCCTGCAAAACTGTTTCGCCGTAATCAGCCATACTCAGTAATCAGTGATCCCCCATCCTGAAGCGCCACGTCCGGGACTTCCGACACCATAAGGGCCATCGTTGTAAGTCACTTTTCCGCCCGATCCTGCGCCTGCGCCACCCATACCTCCGCCCATCATTCCGGTAGCGCCTGCTCCCATTAGCGCCCCGCCAATCGAGCCGAGCGTTGATCCCCACGTCTGAGAGGAGTTGGGAATGCCTGCTGCCGCCGTTTGGAGGCCCAAGTTCTGACCACGAACCCCAAGTTGAGTTTGGGCCATCTGTGCCGGCGTAGCGATGTTCTGTAATGCCGCCCAAGGTGCCATTACGGGAGCGTTTGGAATGCCGACGCCGAACAAGGTTGGCAAAAGAGAGAATCCAATCTGCATCCCCTTAAGCGATCCTTCTGCGCCAAACAATCCGGTGGTTAAATCTCCGAACCCAGAGCCGCCCCACCCCTTGCCAACGCTCGAAGCCCCGCCGCTCCGCATGAAGTTCCGCCAAACACCTTCAGGCAACTTGCCCTGCATAAGATCAAAGACACCTTTGGAACCGGCCTGCAATCCAGCCTGACTTCCCGGCAACGCCTCTTCTCTGAATTTCAAAGCCTGATCGAAGGAGTTCTGATTGACCTTGTTTGCCAAATCCATTGACTCAGGCGCGAAGGATGAAAGATCGGAGAAATATTTCGAGTTGTCGAAGGTTGGAAGCCATTTGTTCTGTGCATCCAAAAGCTTCGCAGCCTGCTTCTTCCCGCCTTGAGCGGAGAGATACCCGCCGCCCGCTGCCGCCGCCGCGCCTACCGCAAGTGCTCCAATGGCTAGTGCTCCCATACGTCAGTTTGTGATGATCTTGCTTTCCTCGGGCGGTTCAGCCGCTTTCTTGGCCGTCACGTTGAGGATAATGATACTCCATGCGTCCAGACGGCCCGTGACGAACAGCCACGGAAGCAGAATCGGAGGCATCTGAAGCGCGATACCAACCGCCGCCGTCCAAGTCGAGGCATTGGGCTTCACAGTTTTGCCCGCCGTTTCAAGCTTGCCGGTTACGAGGTCAATGTTCCGCATGATGTCCGGCCAATGCAGGTTCAGGCACGCGGCAACAGGTTCCCATTCTTTTCCGTCGAAACTGGAACCCCACCCAGGAACCAAACCGCCGTTCTTGATGATGTTGTCCACGTCCCAATTCCCGACCAAAACGTTCCAAGTTTCAACCAATGGAGCATGGACCCCGCCAACAGCGAGCAATCCGCCCATGAGTGCATTCGTGAAGTTCATGCTGCCGCGAGCGCATTCGGCAACCATCATCGAAGATGGGTTTTGATTAAACAATGCGGCCTTGGCGTGCGCCTCAAGGCAAAGCTGGAGCAATCGCTGCTCCTTATCCATCAGTTCCCGATTAAGCCAAAACGGTTTCATTTTTTAAAAAGAAATTGGCAAGCCTCCGCTTTAACAACGGAGGATGAACTTGAACGTTGAAAAGAGAGAGCATCTCAGCGCGTTCAGAACTTCCCGCGTCAACCCCAAGGTAATCAGCGACAGACATTGCCATTGGAGCATCAATCTCACTGAAATGAACGCGAAGCGGAGACAGTTCAGAAATGAGGTTATCGAGTTCGCGCCTCATGTGCAAAAGGGCATCTACGTTGATCTGTACGATTTGTGACGCCGAATGCACTACTTCATCAAAAGAGCGTTCTATCACAACCCATTTGGCGTCAGGGAAGGCATTTCTAAACTGCTCCCAATAGCAAACAAGCGAAGCATCGCTGATTCCGCAATTCCTGTCGTCGTTCTGAATCCGTTCGATTACATCCTTCGGTGAACTGAAAACAAAAGGATCGTGGTAACAGAACGAATCTCCGAACGTCAGGTAATTTGCAAACCAAGCGGTTCTTGAGCGAACTAATCCCGTAAGAAAAAAAGTGTTCATTCTAGAGAAATCCAGCGAGCGAAACGCTCGAAAACTCAATATTGGTCGCCGTAACATCGCTTGTCATTTTACGCAATTCCGCCTCCAGAAGCGGCAGGGCCCCTTGGCCGTAAGTTCGTGAAAGCACATTGCGACGATTGCGGGGGGCGCGATCCACGCCGTAGAAATAAGCGTCTCCCTGAGCAATATCGCCCGCCTCAAAGTACTTCTCAGCCAGCATCCCCATCTTGTATGCGGCCAAATTCTGAAACAAGAGCCAGTCGTTATCGGCCACCAGGGGCAAGCTTTGAAGCGAGACGATAGCCAGCAGTGTTCTCGTGCCGGCACTCGTCGAGCAACCGCAATCCGAGCCATTAAACCCCGGAATGCTCACCATCCGGTAGGTTGGTTCTGTCTCGTCCGGTTGGTAATTGGCCAAATTGACTTCCTCGGCGGAAACCATGTCGTAGGAATACACCAGCACGTTGTAAAGCGTGGTGTCTTTGATAACGCCTGTGGGGGCGCCTGGATTCCAAACCGTTACAGTATCGACAAACGGGTAGCTAAGAACCACTTCCTCGCCGTCAATCACTTCCGCATCGGCATTCGGAAGGCGCACCCAATTCCCGTTTGAATCGTAGCCTTGGAACGTGATCTTTTTGCCGTTGTCCGCCGCGTTGCAATACGTCCGTATCTTTTTGGTGGTTCCAACGGTCGTGGACATCGAGACGACATTGCCGCGATCCTCAATCGTTTTAGGAGCGCACCCGCACCCGCACCCGCACAAGGTCATTATGCCAGCGTTCGGCACCGAATTGTTCCGCGTGGAACAACTGGTATCGCAATGGGGTCGTAGAAATTGGCCCCACATATTGGAGAGGGAGAGGCGGCGATTGTCGAGATTTGCAGCTTCGATGTTGGCAATTTCTCGCGGAAGTATTACGCAGGAATTCTGGATGCAGAGGCGTGCCAACTGGTAACTGCCCCACCACTTTCCGAGGCTGAACGCTCTCTCCTGAAATGCGCTTGCCCACTGCGGGATACGCGGATCGTCGGCCCCAACGTTTAGCGTTTCAGGGCAGCGATTTTTTCTCAAGCTCGCGACTCGCAATCTGTTCGACATATTAATTTATCGCATAGAAAAGCCGCGCGGAGGGTTTGATGATGTAAACTCCGCGATAAGGAACCAAATTGTTGTGGCTCTGACCTCCGCCCTCTGTGCCGGTGAATTCATTGAAGGAAATGTCACCCGCGCCAGCATCATAAGCGCGATAGGTGTTCTGGTTTGGAGTTGTGGTGTAGGCCGATGCGAAGTTGGCAACTGCGTCTCCGTGAGGGTGCGTGTGGGCGGGCAACTGTGGGGTTGTAAGGGTTACTCTTTCTTCGCCACCCGCGCTCGTTGGATTGACAACCGTTCCGCTCGGAAACGTGCCGGGGCCAACCGGAAAGCGTGCGTCAAAGTCGTGGTCAATCTCCCACATGGGACCTGAGCGGTCAGATGGAATGCCAGCATCGCCACCATCGTAAAGCTTCAGATCGTCCTCAGTTCCAACCCATAGACGGCGTTCGTCTGAGTTGTGGTTGGCATTGCTGATCCAAATTCCGTTGAACCGATACCATCTCATGTCGTTGGTGTTCAGCCACGGGTAGGCGTTCAAATCGACCGATGGTTTTGACGAACCGAAGTTGTAAAATGCTGAACCGGAGAGAATGGCGAATTGAGCCGCCGAATATGCGTTAAGCCGTTCTTGCTCGTTATTAAAACAGTCTGTGACTAAAGAACCATTTTGAATTGGCAATAGAACGTTGGCCATTAGCACCAACCTTAGTCAGAAAAGATTTTTGTTGCAAGCTACCAAGTAATGAACGGCCTGCCTACCAAACTCAGGAGCGCATTAATCAGGAAGATCACAACCACGATAGCCACGAGCACGCGGGCAACCTTGTCGAACGGTTGAGGCAACGCCACGTAACTGATGAGCCACCAAAGCAACCCCGCCACGACGCCAACGATGATGACGAGGATGACGGCGTTAATGAGCGAACCGCCTGAGACTGCGGCCAGCATTGGGACCGCGAGCGCGGCGAACAATAAGGTATTCATACTCGCATTATGCGCTTCTGCGCGAAGCGGGCAACCTGAGAAACATCAGGGGTTGTGCCGGATCCGGTGCCTTCGAACGGTTAACCCTCGATTGAGTAAGTGAAAAACGGCGTGCCGCACCCTTTCAGGAGTTGGCACGTCTCCCTTCCCGGCGCACTTGGGACCGTCTCGCCTGTAGGGACGGCCCAATCCAGCATTCGTTCCAGTTTGCAATGGCCGGTCCACGCGAT